AGCGGTAAGGTATTTAAAATAAATTCATTAATAATTGCAAACGTGAATGGTACAACAGCAGCAGATATTACTGCTGATGTATATAAAAATCAAACAACTGCGTTTAGAATAGCATTTACAATTTCAGTACCTGCTGATGCTACACTAGTATTGATATCAAAAGATACTTCTATCTACTTAGAAGAAAATGATAGTATTCGTCTTACATCTAGCGCAAACAGTATTCTTGAGGCATTGTGTTCATTTGAAGAGATTTCTTGATGGGATTCTATACAAAACATCAAAACTACATTGGAAACCAGAGTGTTGCTAATAGACCACTCAATCTACCATTGATAGGTTCAACTGGTTCTTTGTTTTCGTTCACAACTTTTACATTTACGTCAGCTGGACTATGCGGAAGATTTGGACCAACATTTGCATCGTTGACGGCAAATGCAACCTATGCTGCACAACCTTGGACTAGTAATGCAGCTTTCTTTTCACAGGGACGAGCACAAGGTTATCAGGTTTGGCAACCACCAGCAAGCGGAATTTACGAAATTGAAGTTGCTGGCGCAAGAGGTAATTATGGCACCAGTGGCGTGGTAGGTGGCCATGGGCGTGGCGCAATAGTACGTGGAAACTTTATATTAAGTACTGCTAATAAGTTAGAAATGGTGGTAGGACAAAGCGCAGGTGCTTCTGTAGACATCGCTAGCAACACCACTGCCTCAGGAGTAGCCATGGCTGGCGCTGGTGGTGGAAGTTTTGTTGTGTTGCAAGGTACAAGTACTCCTATCATAATTGCTGGCGGTGGTGGTGGATCTTACTCAACTTGGACTACACAAGCAATTATTAACGGTCAAACTCGAGAACGACCAAGATGGGATGGCTATGCGCTTTCTCCACTTGTTCTTGGTACCCATCCCGCAATAGGTGGGGGCGGCCATGGATATCATGGTGGTGGTGGTGGTGGACTACTCACTGCAGGACAACCGTATAATTTTACAACTAACTATACTGGATCTGCAGCAGTCACAGACGGTAATGGTGGACAACAAACTACACATGGAGCATCATTCATAGGCGGATCTGTAGATAATGCGGCAGGAACATGGTATGCTACTGGCGGTGCTGCCAGCGCTGTAACTAATGCTCGTGGTGGTTTTGGTGGTGGCGGTGGTGGACATACTGGAAACAATACAGGAGGCGGTGGTGGTGGTTATTCAGGAGGGCATGGAGGGCAGACATCTATGGGCGGTAGTTTTCTTTCAGGTATAGGTGGCGGTTCATATATTGATTCTACTGCAACAGCTGTAGCAACCAGTGATGGTGTATATAACACATCTGGTACATTTAATGGTTCAGCTATAACTAACATAGCATCATTTAATGATAGTAATGGATACATTAAAATAACCTTTCTAGGTTGAGGATACTTTAACATGACCGCAAATGGCAATATAATTGGAAAATTAAACTCCACCTCAACTAGTTCTACAGTTGGAGTATATGATACGCTTGATCAATATACCGCAAAACGTGTAAATGCATGGCCAATAACTATAAAATATTCAAGCATTACTGTAAATTCATCTACTTCAGCATTATCATTAAATGAAGGAAGTTCTATTACTGTAGTTGTAGCGACTGAAGGTATAACTTCTGGAACACTTTATTACTCAATAAGTTCTGTAGGTGGCACTGTCAATACAAGCGATTTTACAGATTTCACTGTGACTGGATCATTTGCAATAGCATCTAATACTGGAACTTTTACAAAGACATTACGAGCAGATGGAACGAGCGAAGCAGGTGACGCATTCCAAGTACAAATAAGAACTGGTAGTACATCTGGACCAATAGTACTTACATCCTCAACTATAACAATTAATGATCCTACATTTACAGTAAGCACGTCAGCTACTTATAATGAAGGACAATCTCCGTATATTAATTTTAGTGCCACTAACTGGAATACTCAAACTTTATATTGGAGATCTAGTAATGCTGCAGATGATAATTCATCTGGGTTGACACAAAGTACCTTTTCTTATACAGCAGGTGTTACGGCAGCATTTTTTCCATACACACTTAAACAAGATATGATTACTGAGGGTAATGAAACCCACACGATATCAATATATGATAGTACTAATACGTATCTTCTTGCATCTACGACATATACTGCAGTAGATACTTCACTTGCACCAACTGTTACTGAATCTACTCTTTCTATAAACGAAGGTGATCCAGTAACATTTACTGTTACGTTTCCTGGAGGTCCAACTAGCGGTACGATATATTGGACTACTACTGGTACAATGACTGCCAATGATTTTACAAATGGTGTCTTGAGTGGAACAGCATCGATATCTGCTTCGGGTAGTAATGGTGTTGCAACTATCACTAGAACAGCACGTCGTGATTATATCACAGATGGAGCAAAATCATTCGGATTAAATTTATATAGAGATGGAGTAGCAAGTGCTCTAGTGTACACTGGGTCACCAACACGAATTTCAGTGGCAGATACTGTACAAACACCGACAATAACTCCTTCTTCTGTTAGCATTAACGAAGGAGATACTGTTACGTTTACAGTTAACACTACTGGTGTAGTAGATGGTACAGTATTACCAGTCACAATGGTACTAGTGAGTTCTGTCAGTGGTTTTGGTAATGCATCAGATTTTACAGATAATAGTTTAACTACAAGTGTTACTATAACAAGTAACACTGGAACTTTCACAAGAACTTGGGCAAACGATACATTTACAGAAGGTACAGAAGTTTGGAAAGCAGATTTAAAGTATCCTTCTGGAGATCCACTATTTGGTCAAACTATAATATCTTCTGCTAATATAACTGTTGCTGATACGAGCACTGGAACTGCTGAGGTTAGTGATTATGTTCCTGCAATACCTACAACAAACTTATACAGTCATTACGACTTTAGTAAACTAACTGATGCAGTAGGCACATCGTATAGTACAAACGGACAAGTTATTACAAATTCTTCAGGAACATCGATTGGTGCAGCAGCAGGAACTCCGTCATTATCGTTTGTATATTCATCTGGGACGAATACCCCTGCTACTATTTTACAAACAGCAAACGGAAAAAAATATCTTTCTCTTCCCAATACTACTGGCTCGAACACAGGTGGACTGCTAAGATCGGCAGCTGACGCTTTTCCTAATGTAACATCTGCTGGTTATTCATGTATTGCAGTTTGGAGATACCACACAACCCAAGGAAGTAGCTACATTACACCACCTTTTAGATACATGTTGGCTGGATATTCATATGACTATAATGGTTTAATGTATTTCTCAAACTCTGGCGGTAATAATGAGTTAGAGACTATAAATTATGCAGCCGTAGCTGCATATTCATCGACCACGACACCTAATAGAAGTGGAATAACTGGAATAGTTATTGATATGATAACTGTAATTAATAACACTGTAACTATTCGAACAACTATTGGTGGAAGTGCTGCTACAATATATACTCATACAGGCACTACATCCAACACACCAACTTACAGCACAACAGCAAGCAGCAATCGATACTTAGAACTCGGAACTATTTTTTATAGTGCTCGCCCTCCAATGTATCTATATGAATTTGCTTTTTATAGTGCTCCATTAACACTGGCGAACTTAACATCTACATTTACAACATTATACGCAAAATGGTCATAAAATAACAGAGATGAGGTTAAATATGTACAGCTACAATAACGAATATCCTATCAAAGATCTTCCTCATAGAATCCGTCTTTCTAATGGGATGACCAAAACTGATTCTTCTACATTTACAGAAGAAGATATTACATATGCTGGGTATAGATATATAGAAGAGCCACCTTCTTATGATTCACTCAGAGAGCGTTTAGAATGGATTATGGAAGATGGCATTGGTAAATGGAATGTTGCCCAAGTAACTAATGAACACAAATGGCAAGAAATTCGTAATCAACGAGATAAAATTATGAATGATTTTGAATGGAGAATTTTACGATATAATAGAGAAATTAGCCTAAGAGAATTTATTGGTGCAACATATCCGATAACTGATAATATTAGAGAATTACATTTGTATATGCAATCTCTTGCAGACATTACAAAACAAGAAGATCCTTGGAATATAGTTTGGCCAGAATATTCTACTATTGACTAACAAAAGTTAGTCAGTAACGCAAAATCACATTGGAGAAGAAATGAGCGGTTTTAAACTTAATAATATCGATTTAGACGAAAGTCTAGCATTAGGATATGATGAATTGCTCGATAAGAGTAACGCTCAAACTCGTATGTGGTTTGCCACGACATACGCAGGTTTTAGTTTAGGCATTATGGGAAGAATTGATTCATACAGTTTTCCCATGTCTCATGCAATAGCAGCTTTAGGTACTGCAATTGATCCTACTTCTTCTGATACGATTAATGCGTATGGCACAGCAGCTTCAGGCTGGAAGAAAATAATAGCGTTAAGTATGTTCGAAAGGATTGGACTTAAGTATGATGGAACTGCATATACTTGGGGCCTTTTTAAAGAAGATGGTTGGAAAGAAGATGGTGTTGCACCAAGATATACTCGCGGAAAATTAGGTGGACCATCATATTCAGTAAAGTTTAAAGATATATTTGCAAACAATATAGGTCCACTTTATGAGGCGTATAGTAATCATATAAGTGCTATTGATGAAAATGGCGATGTGTGGTTAGGTGAATCTACAGCACTTGAATTTGGTGGTGATCCTCAAGAAGATGCAGCATCTGCAGTAACTCTTGGAAAATACGCAGACTATACATCGGCGGCCGCAGCATCATTTGACGAAAGAAAAACATTTGCAAAAGCTACAGAGCTTAATAAACTTGGTCCATGGAAAAAGGCTGTTGTAGCTTCTGGGCGCGCTGATTCTTTAGATAGAAGTGGAATGGCTATACGTGCAGATGGCTCATTATGGGCATGGGGAATGTATCCAATAAAACCTAGTACAACATATCCAAACATCAGTACCACTAGTGAAGTAGGAGCTTTCACTTATAAAAGAACTATTCCTATCTTTGGAACTAGTAAATTGTATACGTACACACCAGTGTTAGTTGATTCTGGTGAGTGGATAGATATTGTTAATAACGGATCTTATTGGTGTGGTATCAAAAAGAATGGCGATGTTGGCGTGTTCGGATCATTTGGAACTAGCGCATCTAACGTTTATAGCGAAACCGTTGAAAGTACTGGTTTAACAATTTATCCTGTAGGAGCTAAAGCATTTTCAAGTGATGGTTATTACATAATAAAGTCTGATGGTAGCTTAATGTTCAATGCTATCCATAGAAAAACACTTGTTGAACTAAACGTAACAAGTGTGGCTAGTGGAGGCGGTAGCACAGCCATAGTAACTCATGATGGTACTTCAACTTTGCTTACTGGCGCAAAAATAAGAGTACTTGGGTGCGTTGGTACTCAGCAAGGACCTCTAAATACAGAAGATCCAGCAGCAATTACTGTGTTGAGTGCTACGACTTTTAGCTACGGGCAAGGGCTCGCAACTGGTACAACCTTAACTACAGGTTTGGGTTCTTTTATAGTTGAAGAAAATTTAAGTTTATACTCCTATCCTCCAACAAATTATATAAACTATCGCACTAAGACTAATCAGATAGCTGTTATAAAACCTCCACTTGAAACAGGATTTAAAGAAGTATCTGGGCATCAGGGATGGATGGATATAGTTTATAAAAATTATTCGAGCGAATCTCTTTATATACATAATGCTTCTGTTTTTAATGGCTATCATGAAGCATCTTATCTTGGGTTAAAAGATGACGGTAGTCTTTATATATGGGGTGAATGGTACGATGTAAACTTTGATAAAGGATCTTTCGATGTTAGACAAAGTGTTAAATTTGATCCAGGTTATAGAACTTCATCTGGCACGGTGAGCACGGTGATTGGTGGTCCCGGCGCCAATGGTCTTTACGCCACTAATAATCAATATAAAAAATTCTTGAGTATAGCACATACATTTCAAGGTAATCATCTAATAGAAAAAATTTAATATGCCATTAGGAAAATTAGGTTATACAATTAACGACGCTGCGCTGCAGGATAGATATGTTTCTAAAGCATATCTGATGGATAACTACGCATCTTTAAACATTCCTACATACTTGTGGGTGTGGGGTTATAGTGTTGATGGCGCGCAGGGCTTGGAGGGTGGTGTGTTTCAAGCATCATGGCCTAAAAGAATCTATCATCCTGCTGGTAGGTATAGTCGTTTTTCAAATAGCAATGGTTATTCACGCACAGGAATGGCCATAGACTATTCTGGAAAATTGTGGATATGGGGAAGAGGGCCGCAAGGGCAGATTGGATCTTCCGCACTAGTTAGTAGACAAAGAACGCCAATTAATCCATACGACACTGTAAACTATAAATGGATTCAAGCAGCTCATAGTTATTATACAAGTGCTGCTATTAGAGAAGATGGAACTTTGTGGGTTTGGGGTCTTAACGGTTATGGAGAAGCTGGTGTTGCAGGTGGTGCAATCCGTAATATACCAAATCAAATAGTATACCCTGCAGCATATGGATGGAAGAAAGTCGCGTGTGCACATTATCACAACGTTGCAGTACGAAATGATGGAACGCTGTGGACGTGGGGTAGAGGCGAGTTGGGAGAAGAGGCTGGATGTGATTTACTTGGAAGAGCTACAGCTGGAGCAAGTAATTATCAACCTATTCAAATAGGAACTGCTAATGATTGGAGTGATATTGCATGTGGTGAATTTCACTCACTAGCAATTAAAGCAAATGGAACATTGTGGAGTTGGGGAGCACAAAGATTTTCTGCATATTACACTCCTTCTAGTAGCGGAAGTGTATTAGGAAGAACTGCAGCGACTGCTGCAATAGCAAACGTTCCTACGCAAATTGGAACTAGTACAGATTGGGAAAGCATATATGGAACTATTGGCGGTTCTTATGCAATTAATAAAAATGGTCAGTTATATGCATGGGGATTAGATAGACCTGGCACTTTGTTAGGTGCCGCAAACACATCCGCACCTACTCTAATTGAATCTGTGTCTAGCACAATGGGCGTATTTAAGAAAATTTTATGCGCGCCAGGACAAACGATAGGTATAAGACACGATGGACACACCATGATTTGGTCCGATGGTCCTGGCACTCAGTCTGTTAATGGTGTTCAGGTCGGTTCATGGTGGGAAGCAACTCCTCTTAGTAATGGATTTGCTGGGAAGAAAACACGAAAATCAGTACCTTCTACAATAGATGGAATTATTATTTCAGGTGATTTCGGCATACCAGACTATAACGTAGTACTCCTAAATAGATTAGATTCTATTATTTAATGAGAATATAATGACTTCTAATTTAAAGAAAACCTTTTCAGTAGCAGGATATGTTCCTTCGGAATACACCATGTCTATTGACGACTTAACGTTTAGCGTTGATAAGATTTCCACAAATAATCTGGTGTATTCGTGGGGTCGTAATGACTGCGGACAACTTACAAACAATTCTTCTATAGATAATGTTTATGGCACAAGCTCTTCCACTTCATATCCGCAATCTGTAGTTCCTTCAGGTGTTGGAAAGACTGCAAAGTTTAAGAAAATTTCTGCAGGAAGTAACCACACTCACGCAATTGCAACTGATGGAAGCTTGTGGGGATGGGGAAGTAATAAACATGGAGAACTTGGTACTGATAAAACTATTGGTACTAAGTCATTAACATTCACTAGCGGTGTTGCTACTGGAGTTACGTATGGAATACACAGCGATCCTCATGACGAATCTATAGTTGGAGTTGGGACTAATGGTTTAATTTTCCAAAGTTATCGTAATCCTGGAAATACTATTCGCACAATACCCACTAAAGCCGATGCAACAACGGCATTTAATTATGGTTATCATAACACGAGTGGCATTAATTTCAAAGGTATAATAAAAATTAATACTAATAGTGATTATAGAACCAAATATAACATGAGATATGTTGCATATGGTTTTAACTCAGGTGTTAACGACGGTGTTTTTGGCAGAGGTCTTATCTCGCTAAGTAGTAATATTAATGAGAGCAATGCTTTAACATTTGATCCTGTAGCATCTGCTTCTGCTGGTCAATGGACTACGTGGGGTGCGAATGATTTAACACAAAGTGTTAATTCAGCAGCTGCACTGGATAATGGTTCTTTAATTTTAGTTGGAAATGTTGGACAAGTTATAAGATGCTCCAATATTGCTGGACAAGTTGCGGCTGGTACTGCCAGTAGCAATCCAGGATTCTCGGTGTCTCAAGCTGGGTCAGTAAACTTAAATCAAGTCATTGCAATATCAAATAAAAGACCTAATGGTACAACTGGCGAGGTGTCAGTAAATCCAACATCTATATCTAGATTTATTATGGTCGGTGACTCTGATACTATCAAATATTCTACTGATGACGGGGTCACATGGATTAATAAAACTACGATTACTAGATTAGATCCTTCAGGAAATTACCATTTTAAAAGCATAACATGGGATCAAAACCGCAATAGACTTTATGCAGTAGGTTCTAATACTAACTCTTCGCTTGAAATTCAAGCTGTGTTAATATATAGTGACGACCTTGGTATAACTTGGACTGAAATGGATATAGTTACATTATCATGTAGAAGTCTTCGTTCAGTTGTATATGATTCTATGACTGGAATACTATACATGAGTGGAGACGGTGGTTGCATGGTAAAGTATGACGCTGCAACTTCTATTTTTACAAAAATAGATCCTACAACAATAGGTTTACCAGCAACATCTACTATATCAGCAGCAGTTAACCATATAGTTGGTGATAATGGTCAAATCACTAATCTATTTTGTTTCAATAATGTTCACTCATCTTTAAGCTCTTCGAAATGGCCATATAGACCAGACTCATATCCTGAGCACAGTTATTCATCTACTGGAGGAAACATAAGTTTAGATTCTAGTGTGTTTGCATTCTTATCATATAATTCAAGCAAGATTTTTTATGATGTATTTGAAGATAAATTTACTCCAACGCAAATTGGTACTAGTTATGATTGGGAAGATGTTATAGCTGGAACGTCTAGAATGTCTTCTAAAAGATTATCTCTACAAGATACAGGTTCCCCATCCACTACCCGAACTATTAATACTAGTAATTACCCAATAGCTGCATCAGATATAAACAGCAATGGAACATTTTGGTGGTCCGGAATAGACAAATATTTGTGCAGAGGAACTAGTACACTTCTTAGAAACAATGGGCAAATTTATAGAACTGGCATGTTATCGGCAGCTACGCCAGGTTTAGCATTTGGCTGCGATAGAACTAATGAAGTTTACGGTATTCTATCAACTTCATCGTATCCTACTATGGTTATGAAAACACCAACTCTCTTCTCTAGCTTTTTTTACTATAGCAGTACATATAATGGAACATACGTAAAATTAATAGATACACACGCAGCAGTAAGTCATTTCAATGCAAAAAGTAGTGCTCTTTATGAACCCACAGAGTATCCTTCTGGTTACGCCTATATGGTATGGGGTCCTAAAGATTTTGGAGTTGCTGGTAATACTTATATTGGGAGTACTCTCGCGAGTCCTTTTTCAGCTAGTCCACAGAAAGACGGCTATTGGACCATATCAAATAACGCTTATACTTTTTACGATGATTATGATGATCCTATAGATTGGCTCACAGTAAAGCATAATAATAATATGCATGTAGCTATTTCTAAAGATGGTACGAAGATATATTATAATGGCCTCAAAGCTGGAATTGGAATAACTTCCCAGTATTTAAGTATTCATAATAGCGGCACTGCAGCAGGAGCAATAAGAAATGATGGATTTGTAATTCTTGCTACTGACGCTATAGGATGGAAGTCTATAGCAGTATGTTCGCGATGCATTCTTGCTGTAAAGAAAAATGGTACGCTATGGGGAATTGGATGGGGTCAAAATGGAACCCTAGGTCTTGGGAATACACCGTATAGCGTAACGTCATTTACACAGATAGGAACAGCTACAAACTGGAATGAAGTGTACAGTAATGGAAAATATTTAGCTGGCGCATTAACGACATCTGGTTCTGTATATATGTGGGGTTCGGTTGTAGAACATGACATTAGTGAATGTCTAAAGACAGCCATGAATATCTTTAATAGATTTGACGTTCCAACTCCGACGTATGTTACCACTTATGATACATGGGTTTCTACTACATCTATACCTCTTGATTACGAGTATAGTTATAGATGTGGTTATTCTACTCCGCAACTAATTAATATTCCGCAGTCATTTACTTCATTATCTATTGGTCAGCGACATGTTCATGGTATTTTCTCAAAGAAACAAATTAAACCAGTACCTAATAATCTTGATAAGATTTTAGTTTCGTATATCGATAATGGCACTGAAAAAATAATTTACACAAATCCATTTACTGGAGTAAGTAGTTCAATAAGTGGTATTTCATATTTGCAAATTACTAGTACACTAAGAGTGCGCATAGTTGGTGCTGGTGGTTATTCCACAATTCAAGATGCGTTTGATGAAATAGTAAATGATGATATTGTTTATATCACAAAGTATTATGCAGGTGCAACAGCGCCTTTGGCAGACGCAGTAGGGCCGACGGTGGGGGCGCCACGAGGCGATAAATTTGGATTATACTTAGAACCAGGAATTGCTGCAGCTTCTTTAACGGCTATTTACATAAGCTCTTCTTATTTTAATTCAGATAATAATCTGACATACGTAGGGATTACAGTAACCTTATATGGTCGCGTAGGGCTACAAGTAGTTGCGGTTGGCGATGAACCAGATAAACTTATTGTTTATCGCGACAATAGCAAAATATCCTATGCTACTAGTAGTGTAACAGCACCTAGACTTTATAGTCAAATAGGAAGTGACTCTTTATTAGCAGTTGGTGTATATGATTCTATATATCCAATACTTTTAAGTGCTAGCACTGATTCAGATATTTTAGTCAATGCGTCTGTTATGAGTGTAACAGACGGCGTTGGTGTTAATATGAATGGCGGCAATAATGGTGATGTGCTAATGGTTGCTGGTGGTATTGGCGCAAGTTCTGGTATTTCTAAAACAAAGATGTTAGATGTTTCCGCGGCCGCAGGAGATAGAGTAGATCTATCTCTTCTGAAAACTATAAACGGCAGTTTACTAACAGCAGAAATGATAAATGGAAGTATTGTTACTGCTAGTAACATAACATCTACTGGAACGATTACAACTTCTAATCATAGTTATTATGTTGGACAAAATATAACTATCACTCCAAGTGGTGGTGGTTCTATTACTATAAATGGAACTGCGTACACCAGTGGAGCACAAAGCGTAAAAATATCTAGTACGAATGGATATAATTCATTTACTGTAGTATCTACTACAAATGGAAGTGCTGTGACAATGACTGTTACTACAAGTCAGTTTACAATATTTGCAGGATCTAGAGTAACATATTTAGGTGGTGATTACACAATTAATATAGCGAATATGTATGCAACTCGTGCAGGTGATATATCGCAAGCAACATTGCTGCTAACCGGTTCTGTCATAGTAATTTATGCGACTACTACATCAAATGCTTTATCTTCTATGGTATACAATGGTTCTGGAAGAACATTAGATAGTATATTTGGCAGCACTTTAATTAATAAGTTGATATCTGAAGCACAATAAATATAAGATAACTAAGGAAGAACATGGCCGTAACAACAAGACAAGGATTAATCGACTGGTGCCTAAGAGAATTAGGTGAACCTGTTGTCGAGATTAATATTGACGATGCTCAGGTCGAAGATAGAGTAGATGAGGCTATTGAGTATTTCCGACAGTATCACTTCGATGGTATCGAGAAAGTTTATCTAAAACATCTTGTCACTACAACAGATGTGACTAATAGATATATTCCAGTGCCAGATTTGGTTTATGGCGTAACTCGCGTATTCCCAATTGCATCAGGGACCTCAACATCTAAGTCTATTTTTGATCTACAGTATCAATTAAGACTAAACGATTTATATGATCTGACTGCTACGTCAGTCATTTATTATACACAAGTGATGGCTCATCTTTCGCTATTAGATTTAACACTTAACGGCCATCCATTATATCGTTTCAATCGATTAACAAACAAACTTTATATTGAAGAACAATGGCAAGAAAATATTCAACCTGGCACCTTTCTTCTTGTAGAGTGCTATAGAGTTTTAGATCCAACTGATGCACCAAGAATGTATGGTGATTCGTGGTTGAAGCACTATACGACTGCTTTGATTAAAAAGCAATGGGCCACTAACATCAAGAAGTTTCAGGGAATGCAACTTCCAGGTGGTGTAACTATCGATGGAGATAGGTTATATCAAGAAGCTGTTACAGAAATAGAAAAACTAGAAGATAACTTATTAACAAAGTCAGCTCCTTTAGAATTCTTCATGGGCTAATATGGCACGTAACGTTTATTTTTCTCACGGTACTAAGAACGAACAGTACCTACTAGAAGATCTTACGATAGAGTCAATCTCTATCTATGGTCAGGAAATGTTTTACATTCCTAGAACTCTAGTAGCTAAAGACGAGATTCTCGGAGAAGACCGTATGTCGAAGTTTCAAGACGCGTATCCTATCGATATGTATCTTGAGACAGTAGATGGATTTGCAGGTCAAGGCGCATTCATTCAAAAGTTTGGTCTGATGATGGAACAGTCTGCAACACTTACTGTTGCACGTAGGACATGGGAAAGGTTTGTAGGAAAGCATAATGACATCATTTTGCCTAATCGTCCAGCTGAAGGTGATCTATTATATTTCCCATTAACAAGAGGTTTATTTGAGATTAAGTTTGTAGATCACCAAGATCCATTTTATCAACTCAAGAAACTATACGTATATCGCTTACAAGTAGAGTTGTTCCAGTATAGCTCTGAGAAAATTGAGACTGGTAATGCGGATATTGATACTTTCGAATCTCTTAAAACTTTTTCCACTGATGTCACAAGATCTGTATATGGTGAAGTGTTGAGCATAAATGTAACTAATAATGGTTCTGGTTATACTTCTATTCCAACTGTAACGATAAGTGATGGAGGAGGTTTAGGTGCTACTGCAGTGGCAACTTTAGGAACTGGATCTAATGCTGGAAAAGTAATTGCAATTACCATCACTAATGCGGGATCTCAATATACTTCTATTCCAACTGTGACGATATCATCTCCAGCATCAGGAGTTACAGCTGTAGCTGTAGCAACAATACATATTAATGTAGATAATCCAAATTCATTTGGCAGCAATACATCGTTCAAACAAGAAGCTATAACTCATGTGTTTGATACCTCTAATCCGTTTGGAGATTAACACATGTTGAACAATGATATTTTTTATCACGGCATTACAAGAAAAACTATTGTAGCATTTGGTAGTTTATTTAGTGACATCAAAATCAAGCGTGAGAATGCCGATAAGAGTCAGCAACAGACGATAGCAGTGCCTATTACGTATGCACCAAAGGAAAAATGGTTAGTCAGAATTGAACAAGATTCTTCTCTTGAGAATCATGTATATACAGTATTACCAAGAATGGCATTTGAAATTACAGGATTTAGTTATGATGCTCAACGTAAGTTTAATAGAACATCATTTATAACATGTTCTACTCCTAATCTTACTAAGAAGACTTATGCTCCAGTACCATATAATATTGAGATAAGTTTATATGCCCTCGCTAAGACATCAGAAGATGGTCTTCAGATTATGGAACAAATAGTTCCGTACTTCTCTCCAGAATTAACAATGGTTATTAATGTAATTCCTGATTCGAATATCAAAAGTGATGTTCCAGTTATATTGAATTCTGTAACTATGAGTGATGAATATGATGGCGACTTTCAGACTAGAAGATTCGTAACATATACATTCAACTTTACTATCAAGGCATGGATGTACGGACCAGTTCAAAATGGCGATATCGTTAAGACTATATTTGTCAATACTAATAATACTGACTTAACGTCTCTTGCTGCTTTAGAACAACAGGGTAATACTACTACGGGAAATACGACAACTTCTTGGGATGAATATTAATATAGTATGGCAACCAATGATGTAAAGTTTTATAATTCTAACTCTAATCTAAAGAGTGCTGGTCAAGTCATATCCTTTGACAAGGATCAACTTGAAGAGTACATGAAGTGTGCGGAAGATCCAATCTACTTCATCGAGAACTATTGCTATATCGTAACTCTTGATCATGGTCTACAGTTGTTTAAGTTGTACCCATGTCAAGTCAATAAGATTAATGTTATACATAGTAATCGTATGGTTATCCTTATGGAAGGACGCCAACAAGGTAAGACGACTTCCTCTGCTGCATACATTCTTTGGTATACATTGTTTCAAGCAAATAAGTCAGTTGCTATTCTTGCTAACAAAGCAAGTGCAGCTCGAGAAGTTCTTGATCGTTATCAAGTGATGTATGAAATGCTTCCAAAGTGGATGCAGCAAGGTGTTGTAACTTGGAATAAAGGTGACATTGAATTAGAGAATGGATCTAAGGTATTCACTTCAGCAACTACTACATCTGGTATTCGTGGTAAATCTGTAAACATGTTGTATGTTGACGAAGCTGCAATTGTTCCAAACACAGTTGCTGAGCAATTCTTTACTTCTGTTTATCCTACAATTTCTGCAGGTCAAACTACAAAGATTCTATTAAGTTCTACACCTCTTGGCTATAATCACTTTTGGAAATTCTGGAATGATGCTGAGAAAGGACGTAATGGATTTGTCACATTGTTTATTCCTTACACCGACATTCCTGGGCGTGATGAAAAATGGGCGACTGAACAGCATAAACTTCTAGGTGATCTTAAGTTTAACCAAGAGGTATTATGTAAGTTCCTTGGCTCTAGTCTTACGCTCGTATCAGCTAATGCTATATCACAAATGTCTCCAGGAGACATCATATATAGTAAGGACGGATTGGATGTTTATGAAAAGCCTGTTAGAGCTTCTGATGGAGAAGACAAGGCATACTGTATAGTTGCAGATACTGCAAAAGGAGTAGATGGAGACTATTCAGCATTTGTTATAATAGATATGACAACCATGCCTTATAAGGTTGTAGGAAAATATCGTGATAATAAGATTAGTCCTTTGCTATACCCAACGGTCATATACACCGTCGCAAAGGAATATAATAATGCATATGTTCTTGTAGAAATTAATAGCTCAGAGCAGGTTGCAGACATTCTATATAATGAGTATGAATATGACAATTTGATAATGGTAAACAGAAACACAGACGGACAAGTAATATCTGGCGGATTTGGTGGAGGTAAAACTCAGTTTGGAGTTACTACTGACAAGAAAGTTAAAAGAATTGGATGTTCTAACTTCAAGACTTTGGTTGAGGAAAAGAAACTTCTAATTCCTGATGCTGATATCATATCCGAAATCTCAACTTTCATACAAAAGAAGAATTCATTTGAAGCAGATGATGGATACCATGATGATTTAGTTATGCCTCTTGTTTTATTTTCGTGGGCAACGACTAATTCATATTTCAAAGAATTAAGTAATATAAATATTAGACAAGTGATATACGAAAATAAAATTAAGATGATCGAGGATCAGCTAACACCATTCGGATTTTATAATGATGGAAATACAGACAGTGAGCAAGTACTTGCTAACTTCTAAAAACTGATTATAGATAAATAAAATAGACATCACAAGGTGTTTATTGCATAATAACAGGAGTTTTAACATGCCTTTTCAACTAAGCCCAGGAGTAGCCGTTGTAGAAAAAGATTTTTCTTCAATTGTGCCAGCAGTTTCTTCTTCGGCTGGAGCCTTCGCTGGACCATTTGCTTGGGGTCCGGTTGAAGATCCGGTTAGAGTTTCTTCAGAAACCGATTTAGTATCGAGATTCGGTACGCCAACTGATTATAATTATCAGTCTTTCTTTACAGCTGCTAATTTCTTAGCATATACTAACAACATGCTAATTGTAAGAAGTGATGCTTCTGGTTTAAGAAACGCAGTTTCAGTCGCAAGTGGCGGCGTAACTGGAGTTTTTAACTTCGCGGCAGGTAGCGGGTATGCTCCACCTCTGAATGGTGCAACCGGTGAACTTCCAACGGTTGGATTCAGCGATCCACAAATTGCTGGAGGTGTTAAGCCAACCGCAATCGTTACATTTACAGATAACGTTACTGGTACTGCTCCTAATCAAAGTGGAACACGTACTATCACGGGCGTTACAATTCTAACACCAGGTAGTGGTTATACTGCTGCTCCAACAATTACTATTACAGCACCAGGTAGTGGCGATCGCGCAACAGCACAAGCACTTATTGCAGCGGCCGCGCCAAAGATTAAGAACGTCAATCAATATCTAGAATCATATAACGATGGCTCTGGTACATCTGGTACATGGGCTGCTAAGTTTCCTGGTACTAAAGGAAATGGATTACGCGTTGTACGTCTAGATGCTGGTAACTGGGCTAGCGCAACTACTGGAATTAAAGCTTTATTCCAAGGCATTCCTGGAACGAGTTTATATGCAGAACAAATGGGTGTCACAAATGATGAGATCCACGTAGTAATATACGATAATAATAGAGGTGATTTCAGTGGTGTACCTGGATCAGTCTTAGAAAAATATTCATTCTTATCTAAACTATCTGATGCTAAGAATTCGGATGGTTCTAACAACTATTATAAGAGTGTTATCAACTCTAGTTCTAGATACATTTGGTGGATGGATCACGCAAGTGATACAACATCAGAACCAAATAGTTCAGTAATTACTGCAGCAACTGGCGTAGCTGGTACTTTGGCGGCAGTAGGTAATGAAACTGGTGTAGGTGGAAGTATTACCATTACAGACAGCGATGGTTTCACTACACTAGCTGCTTATAAAGCATGGTACGATTTGGCACCAGATAAAGCATCACGTAAGTTGCTGCTTTCTGGATCAGTTATTAATAACGGAACTTATACAATTGTAAGTATCACGACAACCGGTAGCCCAACTATTACAGGTTACACTATTAAAGTAGTTGAAGGATTAACAAACGAAAGCGTTGTTAATTTACAATTAACTTCTGTAGCTAAAAGCGGATGGGGTTTAACCCGTGCACAAGTAGCAGCAACATCTTCTAAAGCTGTTGCGGTTATGGTTCCATTCGTAACAAACGCTATAACAAACGATGTAACACTATCAGGCGGTGTAGATGATTATGAATCTTCACCTGCAAATATTGTATCTGCATATGCTCCATTAACTAATTCAGAACAATATGATATCTCTCTAGTTCCACTCGGTAATGTATCAGCTACAACTGCTAAACAAATTCTAGATCTTCTAGAGCAGCGTAAAGATTGTATTGTGTTTATTTCTCCAAATACAAATGGAGCACCTATCACTTCTCTAGGTTCTACTGCAACAAGTGCAATGATTACCTATAAGAATGCAACTTCAATTAATAGTTCTTATGCAGTAATGGATTCTGGATTTAAGTATCAATACGATCGTTATAATGACTCATATCGTTGGATTCCATTAAACGGAGACGTAGCTGGTTTATGTGCTCGTACTGATTACACTGCTGATCCTTGGTTCTCTCCAGGTGGTTTCAACCGCGGTCAGATTAAGAATATCGTTAAACTTGGATTCAACCCAAGTCAAGCAGATCGTGATATATTATATCAGAATGGTATTAATCCAGTTACAGCATTCCCAGGTCAAGGAACTATCCTTTACGGCGATAAGACAATGTTGGCAAGACCAAGTGCGTTTGATCGTATTAACGTACGTCGCTTGTTTGTAGTTCTTGAAAAATCTATTGCAACTGCAGCACGTTATCAGATGTTTGAATTCAATGATTCCTTTACACGTGCACAGTTTAAGAACTTGGTTGAACCATTCTTACGTGATGTACAGGGTCGTCGCGGTGTAACCGACTTCCGTGTTAAGTGTGATGAGTCTAACAACACTGGTGAAGTTATCGATCGCAACGAATTCATTGCTGATATCTTTATCAAGCCAAACCGTTCTATCAACTTCATCACACTTAACTTCATCGCTGCTCGCTCAAGTGTAAGCTTTGACGAAATTGGTGGTTAATAAATTGGCGAGACTAATCCTCTCGCCAATCTTATAAATATTAAGAACAACAAGGAGTCATTAATGGCTAATATTTCAGATTTTAAAGCTCAGCTAATTGGTGGCGGTGCTCGTGCCAATCAATTTAGAGTAGAGTTAGCTTTCCCTACATACGTAGCTGCAGGACCAATAGTTGGTATTAAAAGCCAATTCCTTTGCAAGGCTGCACAACTTCCAGCTTCTACTATTGAAAACGTTCCACTTCAATATCGTGGACGTGCAGTAAACATCGCTGGTGAGCGCACATTCGCACCTTGGGCTATTACAGTATATAATGATACGGATTTTGCAATTCGTAACGCTATGGAAAATTGGTCTAATGGTGTTCAGAATCTAACCTCAACAAATGGCCGCGTAAATCCACGTGATTATCAGGTGGATCTATTAGTACATCAACTAGATCGTAACGGCGCAATCGTTAAGACCTACAAGTTTGTTGATGCTTATCCAACTGAAATTGGTGCGATTGCTCTCGATTTCGATTCAGCTAATACTATCGAAACTTTTGATGTTACATTCCAGTACAACTATTGGACATCTAATACAGCTGAAGGAGCAGGATTTGGAGTTAATGTAAGCATTGACACTCCAATTGGATCGTTCCCTCTATAATTAATCGGATTATATAATGCAGGTTTTTGGTTTTGAGATAAAGCGTAAAAAGCAGCCTCATCAAGCGACAGTTGTATCACCATCGCAAGATGATGGTTCAACTGTTGTCTCTTCGTCTGCGTCTGGTTATTATGCACAAGTGATGAGCCTTGAGGCTCAAATTAAGAATGAGAATGATCTTATTCGTAGATACAGAGAGATATCACAATACTCTGATTGTGATAGTGCAATCGATGATATTGTGAATGAAGCTATTGTTTCAGAAGAAGATACCGCACCAGTTGAGATCGTCTTAGATGATGTGAAATTATCTGCATCTATAAAGACAAAGATCACTGATGAATTTAATCAAGTTTTGTCTTTATTAAAGTTTAGTCAAAGAGGACATGATATATTTAGATCATGGTATATTGACGGTAGATTATATTATCAGATTTTAGTAGACGAAACTAAACCAAAAAATGGTATTGTCGAATTACGCCAAGTTGATCCACGAAAGATTCGTAAGATCAAAAACGTTCAGAAAGAAAAGAACGCCACTGGTGTAGATATCGTTAAAAGTATAGAAGAATATTATCTTTATAATGATAAAGGAATTAGTGAAGGCGGAATGCAAGGAATTAAACTTCCTTTAGACTCTATCGTTTATGCACCATCAGGTGTAACAGATTCTAATTCTGGATTAATGTTATCCTATTTGCATAAGGCAATTAAGATAGTTAATCAATTAAAGATGATGGAAGACGCGTTGGTTATCTATAGAATTAGTAGAGCACCAGAGCGCAGAATTTTTTATGTTGATGTAGGTAATCTGCCAAAACAAAAGGCAGAACAATACGTTAACGATATTATGAACAAATTTCGTAATAAAGTTGTTTATGATGCTACAACAGGCGAAGTAAGAGATGATCGTAAACATATGTCTCTTATGGAAGATTTTTGGATGCCACGCCGAGAAGGCGGTAAAGGCACAGAGATCACAACACTTCCAGGCGGACAAACCCTTGGACAGATTGAAGACATTGAGTATTTCCAAGATAAGTTATATCAAGCACTCAATGTTCCAGCTAGTAGATTAAAGTCAGATAGCACTTTCAACCTTGGTCGCTCATCAGAGATTACTCGTGATGAAATTAAGTTTACTAAGTTTGTACAAAGAATTCGTAAGAAATTTGCGATGTTATTCATAGACACTCTAAAGATACAATTGGTTCTTAAAGGTGTTATAAATGTAGATGACTGGGATGAAATATCAAAAGATATTAGGTTTGACTTCGTTAAGGATAATCACTTTGCCGAAATCAAAGATAGCGAAATCATGCAAGCAAGAATGAACTTACTTGCAACGATTGATCCTTTTGTTGGTAAGTATTATTCTCCTTCGTATATTAAGAAGCATATTCTTCGCCTAAGTGAAGAAGATATCAAAGAAATTGATGCAGAAAACGAAGAACATAACGCTGAACAGCTACAAGGTGAAGTTGAAAACATTAAAGCTAAGGGCGCAGCCCAAGCCGAAGTGAATGCGCAATCGGCTGAAATGTCAGCACAAATTGATCAAAAGTATGGAGATAAACAATGACACGTGAATTAGTTGATGCCCTAGTAGCAGGAGATTCTATTGCAATCGAGAACACCTTTAATAGTGCGATATCGCAAAGGGTTTCATCGGCTCTTGATGATTATAGAGTTAAAGTAGCACAGAGTATGTTTAACGTACAAGAACCAGAAGTCGATGATAACGTACAGCAAGCTTAAGTTAAATGTATTAGCAGAAAACAATCTCCTTGATAGCTTTGTATATCAAGGAGATCGCATTGCTATAACTAATGACTTAACTGTATACGTTAATAATAAGAAAACTGATTTGGTTATAGAGAGTTTGGAAGAAGCAAGGGAAGATATAGTAAGTTATATCAAGAATAATAAATTAGTAAACGATATAGACAATATAATTCCAGAAGAAAAGATAGCTACGTTAATAAGAAAATATCACAAAGTTAATAAAATTACCGATACATTAGTAGAATCCTATATTGAACTTGCTTCTTCTAATATGTTTTCAATTGATCCCGTTATAACCGAGATTAAGCGACAGACCGTGGGAAACTTTAATAATAAGTTAGAGTACACGTTAAATGATGGAAGTGTAGTTGCTATTGATGAAGAGACTCAAAGTAACTTAAGTACACTATTAAAGAATAAATATGAGATAATAGATTATATGCGTGAATCAAAAAATAACTTTATGTATGTAATAAAGCAAATCGGGGAATAAGATGGCAAAAACAATTTTAAGAAAAACACCTCAGAAAGTTGCAATAAAAGTATATGGCAGTGGAGTGAGTGAAACCATTTCACTTGCAACCGATTGCTTGCACACTACTGAAGTCGTTGACGGCACTCCAGCAGTTAATATTCTTGCTTTACATTGGACGGGAGCTGCAGCTGGTGTTGCTACTATTACACGAAACAGTGTAGTCATTGCAACATTATTAGGTGCTGCCGGAGGTGAATTATTATTCAACGATGCAGACTTTGTTGATAATATTGAAAACACTTCAAATATCGCAGTGGCAACTACGGGTCAGATGGAAGTATGGTTGTCATTGAGAAAGCAATCTGGTTATTCTAGCAAGATTGAAACTGCACAGTTTAGTGTTTATGATAACACCGCAGTAGTAGGAAGCTAACCATGTATCTAATTAGAGAAACCGTAGAACAAACTAAATTCATTACTGAGAATAAACTCGGTAAGGGTAAAGAATATTTTATTGAAGGAGTATTCCTTCAGTCAGAATTACAAAATCGTAATGGCCGTATGTATCCTGAGTCTGTAATGGACAAGGAAGTTGGTCGTTACATGGAATCACTCGTTAAGCAAAATCGTGCTTATGGTGAACTAGGACACCCAGATACACCTTCTATTAATTTAGATCGTGTTTCACACCTTATCGTCGATCTTCGTAAAGAAGGTACCAATTGGATTGGTAAGGCAAAGATTATGGAAACACCAATGGGAAATATTGCTCGCGGTCTTTTAGATGGCGGAGCAAATCTCGGTGTTTCCAGTCGAGCACTTGGATCTCTAAAGTCTAACAACGAAGGAGTTCAAATTGTTCAAGACGATTTTATGCTGGCAACTGCAGCAGACATCGTCGCCGACCCTTCTGCTCCAGATGCTTTCGTAAGAGGTATTATGGAGTCGGTGGAATGGGTTTTTATTGATGGAAAATTTGAACAAAGACAGATAGAGGATACTAAGAAGTTTATTCAACGTACTCCATCTAAGAAATTAAATGAAGCCTCTATCGCGGCTTTTCAGAATTTTCTAAAAAATCTGAAATAAATAAATAGATAAATAATTATAGAACTCATCCAGTTATTAGGAGAACACGATGTCAATCGAAGAAAAAATTGCCCAACTTCTTGAGGAATCAAAGAAGTTACAAGCAGAAGAATTAGTAGCCGAAGGTTTAACCGAAGAAGAATTTAAAGCTCTTTCGGAAGAAGAACAGTCTGAATACGAATTAGACGAAGCTTCTTCATGTTATAACAAAAAGGCTATGAAAGAAGAAACTCTTAGTGAAGAAGAATTTCAAGCTCTTTCAGAAGAAGAACAAGCAGAACGTTTACATGAACTATCTTCAGAATTAAAACAAAAGTATGCTGATAAAGTTTCAGCACGATTATCGTCAAAGCGTGGCTCGCGTGATCATGATGCTCATACTGGTAGAACTTATACTGGTAGAGAAACATCAGACATGTTCCATAGAGGCGCAAATTTAGATAAACACGTAGAACGAGTTAGAAAAATGAATAAAGAAGAAGTAATCGTTGACGTTGCAGAAGACGTTGCTGCTCTTATTAACGGCGAAGAACTATCAGAAGAATTTAAAACTAAGGCTGCTACAATTTTTGAAGCCGCAGTAGTTACACGAGTAAAGCAAGAGATTGCTAAACTCGAAGAAGAGTTTGATGAAAAACTTGCAGAGCAAGTAGAATCAATCAAAGAGGGTATTGTTGAAAAAGTTGATGGATATCTCAACTACGTAGTTGAGCAGTGGATGACAGATAATGAGCTTGCCCTTGAAAATGGTATGAAGACTGAAATTACTGAAAGCTTTATTGCTGGTATGAAAGGTCTTTTCGAACAACACCACATCGACGTTCCAGAAGAAAAGTTCGATGTTCTAGCAGAATTGCAAGAAGAAGCAGAGTCTACCAAGGCTAAGCTTGATGAGCAATTAGCTGCTAACGTTGAGTTGACCAAACAGATCAATGAAATGAAGCGTGTTGCAGAGATTATAGAATTCTCGACTGATATGGCAGATACAGATGCAGAAAAGTTCAAAGGCTTAGCTGAAGAACTTGCATATGACGATGCTGAATCTTTCAAGGTAAAACTTCAAACCATTAAAGAAAATTATTTTGGTAAGAAGGCTACATCTAACATTAGTTCAGTTGTAACCGATGAACCAGTATCCCTAACAGAAGAAACTGTAGTGTCTCCAGAATTTGCAGCAACTCTTCGTTTGTTGGGCAAGAAATAAACATCCACAATTAAAGGAAAATAAAATGACTACACGTCCTGAATTAGTTAAAAAATGGGGTCCTATTTTAGAAGCACAAGGCGCTTCTCCAATTAAGGATTCGTATCGCAAAGAAGTAACTGCGGTTCTTCTAGAAAACCAAGAGCGCGCAATGCGCGAAGGCGCACAAGCTCTTAACGAAGCAGTTCCAACCAACTCCGGTGGTGATGGTATTAGCTTAGGTGGTGCAGGTACTAACACAAACATGGCAGGTTACGACCCAGTTCTAATCTCCCTAGTACGTCGTTCAGCTCCACAGATGATCGCTTATGATATCGCTGGTGTTCAGCCAATGACACAACCAACTGGTCTTATCTTCGCAATGAAGAGCCGTTATGCTACTCAAGACGGTACAGAAGCATTGTTCAACGAAGCAGATACTGACTTCTCCGGTGCAGCTTCTCCAGCTCACGCAGGTGCTAACCCAGTTTCTGGTACTTATACAACTGGTGGTGGTCTAACTACAGCAACTGCTGAAGATCTTGGCGCTGGCACTGCATTCGGTCAGATGGCATTCAGTATCGAAAAGACAACTGTTACTGCTAAAACACGCGCTTTAAAGGCAGAATATTCAGTTGAACTTGCACAAGACTTGAAAGCAGTTCATGGTCTTGATGCTGAAGGCGAACTAAGCAACATTCTCTCAAGCGAAATTCTTGGTGAGATCAATCGTGAAGTTGTTCGTACTGTATATACCTCTGCTAAAACTGGTGCACAAGCAGGTACAGCAGCTGCTGGTACCTTTGACCTAGACGTTGACTCTAACGGCCGCTGGTCTGTTGAGAAGTTTAAGGGCCTAATGTTCCAAATCGAACGTGAAGCAAATGCTATCGCACAAACAACACGTCGTGGCCGTGGTAACTTCATCATCTGTTCTTCAGATGTTGCAAGTGCATTGGCAATGGCTGGTGTTCTAGACTATGCTCCAGCATTGAGCACTGGTTTAAATGTTGACGAATCAAGCACCACTTTCGCTGGTGTACTAAACGGTAAGTATAAAGTGTATGTTGATCCATACTCTGCAAATGCTAATGCTTCTAATGCAACACAATTCTTTGTTGTTGGTTACAAAGGAACTTCAGCGTTTGATGCTGGTCTATTCTATTGCCCATACGTTCCACTAGAGAAAGTACGTGCTATCGACCCAGCAACTTTCCAACCAAAGATTGGTTTCAAAACACGTTATGGTATGGTTGCAAACCCATTCACTAGCTTGTCTTCTGGCGCAAACATCTACTATCGCAAAGTAGCAGTTACCAACATCATGTAATTGATGTGGTTCAACCTTCGGGTTGTTTGTGGGAGGCTTCGGCCTCCCTTTTTTATTTTATAAATAATAATATGACAAACAGAATACTTTCTTGCCCATTCCCAGAAAATCTTAGTCCATTATCACCTAATGGCTATAGGTTCTCTATTCAGAAAATCGCTGAACTAAGTTATTTTTGCCAAGAGGTTCAATTACCAGATTTAATTCTAGGTGATATATTACAAGCTAACCCTCTTACAAACATTGCTCTTCCTGGAGATCAGGTTGCCTATAGTCCTTTAGAGGTAACTTTTCTAGTCGATAATAAAATGTCTAATTATAAAGCTATACATAACTGGATAGTTGGATTAGGATTCCCTCAAGATAACAAACAGTATCAAGATTTATTGGATACATCGACTCAGCCTGACATTTCAGATACAGCAAAGATTCACTCTGACGGTACTCTAATCGTATTAGACAATATGTCTAATCCTATACAAACTATTCAATTCATTGACATGGTTCCAATATCACTTGGAAGTATAACATTCACTTCAACTTCTCAAGACGTTCAGTACTTAGTTGGACGTGCTTCTTTCAGATACACTTACTACAAATTCATTTAATTGTACAATCTTATTAGTCTATGATATAATAGATTAATTTGGAGATATATTATGACACTTGAAGATTTACTAGATCTATGGCAAGAAGACTGCAAGATCAACGACGATCACCTCGATCGTGAATCAGTTAAGACTCCCAATCTGCACGCAAAATACATACGCTTTCTTATTCAACATAAGATGAAACATGCTGCGCTTCGTACTGAATACAACATAATGCGTCAAAGAAAGTTTCGCTACTATCGTGGTGAAATGGGAAAGCAAGAACTAGAAGAACTTAGTTGGAATCAATGGCAGGGTAATAAACCATTGAAGAATGAGATGGATGAGTTCCTTGAAGGAGACTCAGACTTAAACAAGATCAATATAAAGTGTGAATATATAAAAGGTATAATTGAAGCGTTAGAGTCTATACTTGGACAAATTAAAGCTAGAGATTGGCAGATTCGTAATGCAATTCAGTGGAAGCAATTTATAGCAGGATCGTGATGATAACTATTGAGAAGATAAACGAAGTTTATATAAGGATCTATACAGATCCATCTATCGCACAAGAACTATCAGAGTTCTTTACATTTGAAGTTCCTGGAGCAAGATTTACACCAGCATTCAAAGCAAGAATCTGGGATGGGAAGATCCGCATGTTTGATCTTCATAGAAAGACACTCTATCTTGGCTTACTCAAATACGTTCAAGACTTTGCTGAACGTAATGGATACAGCATCACTTATCAGAATGACGTCGTTTCTAACACACGAATATCACGAGAAGATATTTTAGAATACGCAACTTGGCTAAATCTACAAGGAAGAGGTAAGCCAATCCAAATCAGAGACTATCAAATAGATGCTATTCATAAAGCACTGACATCCGAAAGAACAGTACTCTTATCTCCTACCGCATCTGGTAAATCGCTCATCATTTATACTACTATGAGACATCACCTCGAAGAAGGCAGAAAGTGTATACTCGTAGTTCCGACTACATCTTTAGTTGAACAGATGTATGCAGACTTTCAAGATTACTCTAGTGTTAATGGATGGAGAGTAGATCGTCACTGCCAAAAACTGTATAGTGGTTTCACTCGTGATTTTACCAGTGATGTATTGATTACAACGTGGCAGTCGATCTATAAACAACCTGCTACTTGGTTCAATCAATTTGATGTCATCTTTGGAGATGAAGCACACAATTTCAAAGCTAAATCACTCACTACAGTGATGGAGAAGATGACTAATGTACGATATCGTATAGGTACTACAGGTACACTCGATAACAAGAAGGTACATAAACTTGTGTTAGAAGGAATCTTTGGACCCATTTATCGAGTAATTACGACAAAAGAATTGATGGATAGTAATCAAGTTGCTAATCTAGAAATCACATGTCTTGTTCTAAAGTATGACGATGTAACTCGCAAAATCGTTAACAAGTCTACGTATCAAGAAGAGATGGACTATATAGTCAAACACGAGAAACGAAATAAATTCATTCGTAACCTTGCTGTAAATTCAGAGGGTAATACACTAGTGTTATTTCAATACGTTGAAAAACACGGTAAAGTATTGTTTGATATGATAAAGGACAAAGTCCATGATAAAAGAAAAGTGTTCTTTATATATGGCGGAACAGATACAGAAGCTCGTGAAGAAGCTCGTAAGTTGATGGAACATGAGAATGATGCTATAGCAATCGCTTCCTTTGGTGTATTTTCTACAGGAATAAATATACCATCTATCGAAAATGTTATCTTTGCATCTCCTAGTAAATCAAAGATTCGCAATCTTCAATCGATAGGAAGAGGGTTACGTCTTAAAGAAGGAAAGACTCATTGTAATCTATATGACATATCAGATGATCTACAATGGAAGTCATGGAAGAATCATACCCTTGGTCACTTTGCAGAAAGACTTAAGACGTATTCAGAAGAAAAATTTAGTTACAAGATTGTGGAGGTAGATCTTGAATGACTACGTAGTACTTAAATTAATTTCTGGTGAACAACTATTTGCTCGACTTCTCAACGAGACAGATGATGGCGTTGTTATCTTAAATCCCATTCATATAAAAATGATTCCTATTATGCAGGATGGTGATCTAGTAGAAAAGGCTGTGCTCAGTTCCTTTGGCCAATTTACAGAAGACAAGCAATTTGTTCTAGATAGAAAGAATGTGATCTTCTGTAAAGATCTTCATCACAAGATGATTCCGTTCTATAGAAGATCGGTGAAGCAGTTGGTGCTGATAGAAGAAAGAACGGAAATGATTGAAACTGATCCAGAACCAGAAGAAGAAGTACAAAAGGTTAATTACCACTAATAGTTTGTAACCCGAAGAACTATTATACTATCGCCTTCGAAAGCAGTACAATCTATTTTTTCAATACATAAAAATTTTACAATAGCCCGTAAATAGTGTATAATCGAACAAAATAATTACGGAGGTACAATGGCCCATTATGTCAACAACGCCGAGATGCTCGAGGCTATTAAAACATACAAAACACGATTGAAGGATGCTCGAGATAACGGTACTGATGAACCGAGAATTCCAGAGTATCTAGGTAAGTGTGTACTGATGATAGCTAATAGACTATCTCATAAATCAAACTTTATCAACTATTCATATCGTGATGATATGGTTCTAGATGGAATTGAAAACTGTATTCAGTGTATGAATAGTTTTGATCCCGATAAATCTTCAAACCCCTTCTCGTATTTTACTCAAGTTATCTACTTTGCATTCCTTCGCAGAATTGCAAAGGAAAAGAAACAGTCTTATATTAAAGGTAAGCTTATTCAAGACATGGCATTTGAAAGCTTTGAATTACAAGACCACGATGACGATGGCGATTTTAGGAATGCTTATGCTGCATTCATGCAAGCTAACTCGACATTCGATGATTCTTTTATAAAGAATAAAGAAAAGAAAAAGAAAATCAAACAAGAACAATCACTTGAAAACTTCATTGAAAAAGATCCTAAAGATGAATGATCGTGATTGGTTAGATAAAGTCGCACTAGCAGCATCAGTCTATTGTGAATCACCTGATGTGAATGAAGAAGAAATTGACAAATTTATAGAATACCTTTTCAAGGTTTATGGTTACAGAGAGTTATTAAAATTGAGGAGTAATAAATGAAAGTAGCAATTATTACAGACCAGCACTTTGGTGCTCGTAATGATAGTACTCAATGTTTAGATTATTACGAACAATTTTATAAGAATGTCTTCTTTCCAAAACTTAAAGAACAAGGTATCACCACTATCTTAATTCTAGGTGATACATTCGATCGACGCAAGTATATAAACTTCAATAGTCTTGCTCGCGCAAAGAAGATGTTCTTTGACGTAGCATACGAAAATGACATGATGATTACGATGATTGCTGGTAATCACGACACATACTATAAAAACACCAATGATGTTAATAGTCCAGAACTAACACTGGCAGAATATATTAACATTGTTATAGTTACACGACCAGAAACAGTTCCTATTCATGGAATTCCAGTATGTTTCTTACCTTGGATATGCGCAGACAATTACCAAGATTCAATGAATGAAATCAAGAACACTAAAGCAGATATCTGTATGGGTCATCTTGAAATCGCAGGCTTTGCAATGTATAGAGGAGTAGAATCACATGATGGATTATCTAAAGACGCTTTCAACAAATTTGATATGGTATTTTCAGGACATTACCATCATCGCTCTGACGACGGGCATATTTATTATCTCGGGAATCCTTATGAATTAACGTGGCAAGACTATAACGATCCACGCGGTTTTCATCTTTTTGATCTTCAGACTCGTAAACTAGAGTTTATTCAAAATCCTTATAGTCTATTTGAACGATATGAATATGATGATACACTTGATGAAGAAGATCCACTCTTTGTAAACTTTAAAGATAAGTATGTTAAGGTGGTTGTCGTTAATAAGACTGATTATCATAAGTTCGACAAGTTCATTACTAACTTATATAATGCTAATCCTCTTGAAGTTAAAATCATAGAAGATTTTTCAGAGTTTACAGAAGGCCAAGTAGATGATACAATAAACCTCGAGGATACATCAAGCGTATTGTCTAATTATATTGATTCGCTTGAGACTGATTTAGACAAAGAACGCATCAAGAATTTTATGAAATCACTTTATACTGAAGCGATCAATATCGAGGTGGTATGATGCATCAACTTAATATAGAGTATTTCTTTCCACTCACGGAACAGATTCCACTTGAGTTAGATTTTAAACCCTGTGCTGACTATGCTGAAGAACAGCGTAAGAAACAAAATTATACTGGTTACACTCTTAGTGATTGGAATGGTAATGGTACTGGTTACATTACAATGTCATCTAATATCGGTAGTCCATCTTTTACTATTAATGTTGATCAATGTCCAATTACTATTATCTCTAAAAAGAAACCCAATTTTATAATGAAGTTCATTTATAAGTCTATGGGTATGAAATGGAAAGCCGAATGATTGTATTTAAAACTTTATCGTGGAAAAACTTTTTATCTACTGGCAGTTCACCTAATACACTTCTTCTAGATAAATCACAAAGCACTTTAGTAGTGGGTCGTAATGGTGAAGGTAAGTCGACCATGCTTGACGCTCTCACCTTTGCACTATTTGGCAAACCATTTCGCAATATCAATAAGCCTCAGTTAATCAATTCTATCAATCAGAAAAATTGTATAGTTACTATAGAATTTTCTATTGGTACTGCTGAATATAAAATCATACGTGGTATCAAGCCAAACATCTTTGAGATATGGTGTAATGATACGATGATCAATCAAGATGCTGCTGCAAAAGATTATCAGAAGGTACTAGAGCAACAGATTCTACGTCTTAACTATAAGACCTTCACTCAAGTCGTTATACTTGGATCTGCATCGTTCGTTCCGTTCATGCAACTACCAGCATGGCAACGTCGTGAAGTTATTGAAGATATTCTTGATATTGGCGTATTTTCTACAATGAATCAAATTCTTAAAGGACACATCAATGAGAACAAAGATCAACTCATTTCAATCGACAATAAGATCACGATCGCGAAAAATAACGGTGAGGTACAGAAGAAACTTATTGGGACATTGGTTAATTCTAAAAGGGATCAGGTGGCACAGATACGTAAGCAAATTGCAGATAATGAAACAGAGATTGCGTCGAATGAGGAACGTTGGGAGGTTCTCACTAATCAGATGAATACTATCATGGCTGATGCTGAGAATGCTAAAGAGCTTGAACAATATATTTTCGCAGCAGTAAAAGCAAAAAGTAAATTCGTACATACTAAAGATCAGACTGAAGAAAATCTTTCGTTCTTTCTTAATAATGAAGTATGTCCTTCTTGTTCTCAAGGTATTCCTCATGAACATAAGAACGAAATCGTTACTAAACTAAATGAAGACTTAGTTGAGATTGATAATAGTCTTATGGTTATTACTGAAGCACATACTAAATTAGCTGAACGCCAAGAAACGCTCAACAAAATTAATAAAGAACTTCTTACGCTTAACGCTCAATGTAACGCAATCAATAGTGCTAACTTAATGTTATCGAAACAAAATAAGAAGTTAGAAATGGATATTCAATCTGCTAATGAAGACACTACTAACATTGATGTTGAAAAAGCAAAACTGAAAGATATTGCAGATGAGGCTTTAATCCTTATTGATAGAAAGAATCAATTGTATCAAGAAAAGCAAATACATGATGTGTCTGCTATTCTACTAAAAGATACTGGAATCAAGACTGCTATCATTAAAGAGTACTTACCAGTAATGAATAAAGTTATCAATGGTTACCTTACTTCTATGGACTTCTATGTTCACTTTGAACTAGATGAAGCATTCAATGAAAAGATTAAGTCTAGATTCAGAGATGAATTTACTTATGCATCTTTCTCTGAAGGCGAAAAGATGAGAATAGATCTAGCAATACTTTTCACGTGGCGTCAGATTGCAAAAATGAAGAACAGCGTTAATACAAATCTTTTAATTCTTGACGAGATTTTTGATTCAAGTTTAGACAATACTGGAACAGACTACTTTCTCTCTATGATGAATGCGCTCGGTGAAAAGTCAAACATCTTTGTGATATCACATAAAGGCGATCAACTCTTTGACAAGTTCCATTCTGTCGTCAAATTCGAGAAGAAAAACGATTTTTCAACTATAGTGTAAACAAAAGTATTCAAAAAATAATAGACGAACTATGTACAAATATTCGTCTTATAGATAGAATTAACCTACAAATTAGGAAAGGTTCTATGAATATTCAATCCCAATCACAGGACATGCTGGCTCGTCTGCTAGCCACAGAGAATATCGACATTGTACGTGGTCGAGTTCGTACTGCTATGTTTGACATTCTCAATCGTCGACTGATCCTCCCTCGTTGGAAGGAAATGAGTTCTACTGTTGAAGAAATGCTCATGCTACATGAAGTTGGTCATGCTCTCTTTACTGGAGTTGATACCTATAGCATAGTCTTCGATGAGAAGAAACATCTTAAGACATATGCAAACGTTATTGAAGACGTTCGTATCGAAAAGAAAATGAAGGATCGTTATCCTGGTTCTCGAAAGTCTTTTAATATTGGCTATCGCGAGCTAAACGAACGTGACTTCTTCGGTGTTAAGAAAGTCGATTTATCGCAACTTCTTCTCATTGACCGCATTAATCTCTACTACAAAGTAGGATTTAACTGTGGTGTAAAGTTTACACCTGAAGAACAAATGTTCATTCGTCGTGTTGATTCGTGTGACACCGAAGAGGATGTAATTCAACTCGCCCAAGACATCTATGACTACAGTAAGTCTGATCGTGAACAGCGTAAGAAGTTAGTTCAGTCAATGAAAAACGCACTGCAACAAGAACTTCAAGAAGAGGAAGATGAGTACGACGACTTAGACAATGAAGACTTGGACATGGAGGACATCGACGAATGGGATACCGAAGACAGCGTCGATGTAGAAACTCATGAAGAAAAAACCGACGAAAAACCTAGAGCAGTTCATACTTCACACGATGAAGATGAACAAGATGAAAATCAACTAGAATCAGTTACTGCAAATAAGTTTGAAGAAACTCTGAATCAATTTGCCGATGAAAATCTTGAGATCCAATATTTCACTCCTCAATTTGAGTATGGTAATGACAAGGATCCTATCATCGGTTACAAGCGTATAATGAAAGAGATGTTAGATTACAAAACTTATCTAAATACAGAAAGTGCTCTTAAGTTTAAGACTACTAACTCGCCAGTAGTGAGTTATCTAGTGAAAGAATTCGAGATGCGTAAGTCTGCTTCTGCTATGAAAAGAGCTAAAATCGCTAAGCTCGGTCAACTCGATAGTCGTAAGCTTTATGCGTATAAACTTAAGGATGATCTGTTCCGTCAAATCATGCAAGTTAAAGATGGTAAGAAACATGGAATGGTGTTTCTTCTAGATTGGTCAGGTTCTATGTGTGACTACATTCGTGAAACTCTTGAACAGGTTATGAATCTTGCAATGTTCTGTCAGCGAATTCAAATTCCTTATCAGGTCTTTGCATTTACAGATGGATATATCGACGAATCTCGAGAATCATGTGACAAATACGCTCATACTGGTCCTATAAACGAAAATGGTTTGTCTAACCTCAATAACTTCTTTCTACTCGAACTATTCTCGAATAAGATGTCGACAACTGAATTCAACAAGATGATCGAAATCATGTTGTCTAATCCCTGGAATGTTCCAGGCTATGGTTTGAATGGAACACCTCTCAATGAAGCTCTGCTTTATATGACAGACTACATTGGTAAGTTCATCAAGAATAATTCTGTTGAAAAAATGTCATTCATTACTCTTACTGACGGTGAAGGCAGCGGACTTTATTCGAACAGTAAGCGACTCTCTAATGGTATCATTTGGAGATATAACGCCGAAGGTAAGGCTTGTAAAGTTAATGTTAAAAACTATATGCGTGATCCTCTGACCAAGAAAGATTACGAAATTGATGATAACGGTCAGCAACAAACTGGTGTATTACTAAACATCATTAAAGATAGATACAATGTGAATAACATTGGCTTCTATGTAATGTCAGCGACTACGCGTCAAGCAAATACGTTTATTCGCAATAACATGTCTAATACTCTTGCAGATACTAATAACGTATATTCGATGATGGAGACTATCACTTCATCTCTTAGAAAACAAAAGTATTGCATTCTGAATAATATTGCAGGACGTGATGAATATTATCTTCTAAGTTCTAAAGCTAAGATTGAAGATAGTAATCTTAATGATGTGAATACAACTATGTCGTCAACCCAAATGTCAAAAGCACTTGGAAAGGTCTTCAACTCGCGCAAAACTTCTAGGATCGTTTTGAATAAATTCGTCGGTATAGTGGCCTAAAACAAAAGTATTCAAAAAATAATAGACGAACTATGTACAAATATTCGTCTATTGGATATAATTACTATACAACAACTTGATGGAGTACCTATATTATGGATCAGAAATTTCTTGATGTGCTGGTTGAAACTTACCCCGATGTAGGTTCTACTGGCATAGTAAATCGAGCACAAATCGTTGGCGTAATGCAAAAGCTTGGAACGACTAAATACCCTATGTGGATCATGGAGAATCGAGTCGGTCGTGGCCTCTATGCAGTTCCAGGCCGTGCTATTGATACAGTAGAAGACACAATGCAACAACCTACAGAAAAAGACACTTCGCTAGTGCCAAAGATTGACCCCAACTATGTGGCCTTTGGTAATCACAAAGACATTGACATTATCATTAAGTCACGTCAATTCTATCCAGCATATATAAGTGGTCCTACTGGCAATGGTAAGTCTACTACTGTTGAACAATGTTGCGCTAAGAATAAACTCCCTTTGATTCGCGTTAACTTGAATATGATGACTGATGAAGATCAGCTCATTGGATCTAAGACATTGGTTGATGGCAACGTACAAATTATAGAAGGTCCAGTTTTGATTGCAATGCGAATGGGTATTCCACTTTTGCTTGACGAAATTGATGCAGGTTCTGCAAACACTCTGCTTTGCTTGCAGCCTATCCTTGAAGGTAAGCCTTACTACTTCAAACTTAAAAATGAACTCGTGTATCCAGCAGCTGGATTTACAGTATTTGCTACTGCTAACACTAAAGGTAAGGGTTCCGATGACGGCCGTTACATCGGTACGAATGTTCTTAATGAAGCATTCCTTGAACGTTTCGCAATCACTTTCAACCAAGACTATCCTTCAGCTACAGTTGAAAAGAAAATTGTTATGAATCTAATGAAGTCTTACTCATGTGAAGATGAGGAATTCGCAAACAACCTAGTTAAATGGGCTGATGCAATTCGTAGGACTTTTGCAGATGGTGGTGTGGATGAAACCATTACCACTCGTCGACTAGTACACATCGTACGAGCTTTCTCTATCTTCAAAGATAAAAAGAAAGCAATCGAGTTGTGTATTAATCGATTTGACGATATAACTAGAAATGCCTTCGCTGATCTGTTTGAAAAGGTTACCATGCCTGAAGCAGTTGAAGTAGAAGCTCAAGCGCCTTCACCAAAGGAAGAAATTCCATTCTAACCCTGTACAAATATTCACGAATGTGATATAATTTTATTTGAAAACTTTATAAGGAAATATATTATGAACTACTCCGATCTCAACAAAACTCAAAAGCGTTGTATTGATGCTTTCATCGAGCTTAATCCTAAGCTTGAGTCTCAGGCTACAATCACTCGTCCAGAAGTTGAAGAACTATTCTTCAATTTGCATGCAAACCGTGCAAAAGGTGGATCTAAAATTGGTTACCCTATGTGGCTTGTCAAAGGTGACAAGATCTCTCGTGGCGTATATCAATTCCCTGCTCCCAAACTTGATACTGCATCGGCAAAGACTGCTTCTAAATCTAAAGTCTCTGCTTCTAGCGTGAAAGTTGACGAAGAAGAAAAAGAATTTTTTACAAACCTTAAAGACTATGGTATTATGGAAACAGCTTAAGCAATTAAGTCATTCCTAGGAGTGCAGCTTAACCATCGCTGCACTCCTTTTTTCGTCAGATGGTTATATTATGGAGACACTATGTCCAAACTTGCACGTCTTGAAAAATACCTGAATTCAGGTTCCACCGCCACTCCACGCCAGATCACTGGTATGTTTGGTATCTCTAACCCTACTGCTGCTATTCATGCATTGCGTAGCAAAGGTGTTTGTGTTTATGCAAACCAAGCTACTCTAAGCACTGGCGAGCGTACTACTAAGTACGCAGTTGGTCGTCCTACTAAGACCATGATTCAAGTAGCACACTCACTTGGTCTGTTTGCTTAATTGATTTGTACTTAGAAGAGGGCTCAGGTTATAATTAATCTGAGCCCTCTTTTATTAATGAACTATGGCAACTAAAACCGATATAAAGAAATCACAAAATGCTACTACCGGCGGACGAAAGTTCGATGGTGGCAAGCTTCGTTATGGATTGATACCTCCTCTAGCTCAGGCTGAAATGGTGAAGGTTCTCACTTTTGGTGCAGAGAAATACGAGCCAGACAACTGGAAGAAAGTACCAGATTCGCTTAATCGATATTTCGATGCTCTAGAAAGACATATCTGGGCGTGGAAAATGGGAGAGCAGATAGATCCTGAAAGTGGTATCAATCACCTAGCACATGCTATGTGTTGTCTTGCTTTCTTATATGAACACGATGTTAAATATTCTAAGGAGAATATCAATGGAACTAAGTAAAGAAACACTTGCGCTTATAAAGAATTTTGCTAGCATTAATGGCAGCATTATTCTAAAGCAAGGAAACAAATTGGCTACGATCTCTGAAGGCAAGAACGTAATGGCCGAGGCGACTATCGCCGAAACTCTGCCTATGGATTTTCCTATCTATGATCTAGGTGAATTTCTAAATGTAATATCGCTATTCACTACTACGAATCTTGACTTCTCAGAGAAGCAAGTGATGGTCTCTGATGGTGGAACTAGCAAGATTAAATATTTTGCTGCTGGTGAAGGTCTTGTAAAATCTGCACCAAACACTGTAAAGTTTCCAAGTGAAGATGTAACCTTTCGACTAGATGCATCCCAACTTGCAATGATTCAACGTACTTCATCTGTACTTAAAGCAAGTGATGTGTCAATCGTTGGTGATGGAACTGAGCTTAAAGTTCTTGTATCCGATAAGAAAAACGCAACATCTAATGCTTATGAAGTTACGATCGGCCAGACTTCTGAAGAATTCAAAGCAAACATCAAGGTTGAAAATCTGAAGATGCTTCCTAATGATTACGATGTAGCAATCTCTAAGAAGAAGATCTCTCGCTTCAAGCATACTGCATCTGATCTAACTTACTACGTTGCAATCGAGGCTGACTCGGAGTTCTAAATGAGTAACCAATATTTGTGGGTCGAGAAGTATCGTCCTCAGACTATCGATGAATGTATTCTGCCAGATTCGATGAAGAAGACGTTTAGGGAATTCATCAACTCTGGTGAACTTCCTAACTTCTTGTTTTGTGGTGGAGCAGGTGTAGGTAAGACTACAGTTGCAAAAGCGCTATGCAATGAGATTGGTGCTGAATATCTATTCATCAACGGCTCAGAAGAATCAGGTATCGATATTCTTCGTAGCAAGATTAAGAACTTTGCATCATCTGTTTCTCTAACAGATGCAAAGAAAGTTGTTATTCTTGACGAGGCTGATTATCTTAATGCTAATAGCACTCAACCAGCTCTGCGTGGGTTCATCGAAGAGTTCAGTAGTAATTGTAGATTCATCTTTACATGTAACTTTAAGAATCGCATCATTGAACCTCTACACTCTCGTTGTGCAGTTGTTGAATTTAAGATCGATAATTCTGAAAAGCCGAAGATCGCTGGCGACTTCTTTAAGCGTGTTAAGACTATCCTTCAAACCGAAGGTGTTGAATCAGACTCAAAGGTTGTAGCTGAACTAATCACTAAATACTTTCCAGACTATCGTAGAATCTTAAATGAACTGCAGCGATATTCTGTGAGTGGTGTTATTGATTCGGGTCTTCTCGTTAATCTAGGTGATGAATCTTACATAGAACTTGTTAAGAATCTTAAAGCTAAGAACTTCACTGAAGTGCGTAAGTGGGTAGGAAGATATAGTGATATTGAATCCACTGAACTTTTCCGCAAACTCTATGATAAAGCTGTTGATTATCTCGAGCAGTCTTCTATTCCTCAACTCGTTTTGATACTCGCTGAATATCAATATAAGGCGGCGTTCGTTGCAGATCGTGAAATTAATACGATGGCTGCACTCACTGAATGTATGGCCCAACTGAAGTTTAAGTAATGGACCCAATTTTTCTAGATTTTTTAACATATGGTTTCTTCTTCTGGCTAGGCTGGAATTGCCGAGAGTTGCGCGCATATCTTTGGCTAAGAAAAAACGTTTCATATGAAGAAGAAGAAGAAGAGAAAGACTTTAGTCGAGTACAAATCATTGTAGATATAAAAGATGATATGATTTTTATTTACGAAAGAGATACTCTTCAATATCTTGCTCACGGTAAAGATCATGAGGTTATAGAAAAAATGCTAGTGGAAAAGTTTCCAGATAAAATCTTTGCAGCATCGCCACAAGATCTTTTGAAATTAAGCAAATGACAACATCATTCTTTGATTTTCTAAATGCTATAAACGACACTAAGGTTGACCTAATGAAGGAAGATCCTCAGAATGAAAAGGATTACATTCCATTCATGGTTAATCGCGGGTTATCTTACTTTGCAGACACTGTTATGTTTGCGAACGAAATGAACTCGTATTCTTCTATCAATAAAAACTGGCAATTTGATTTTTATAGAATTGGTATAACGAAAAAGAAACGCTTTTCAAAGTGGCATAAAAAAGATCAAGCTACTGATGAAATTAAAATTGTTATGAAAGAGTATGGTTACTCCTCTGAAAAAGCTGCTAGAGCTTTAGAGTTACTTACTGAAGAACAAGTTAAAACTCTTAAGGAAAAGTACAAAACCGGAGGTAGATAAGCGTATAAATATTACAGTCTAATTCAAATATTATGACAATAAATATAAGAGGTAGTGAAAATGACTGTAGAATTAATATATTACGATTGGACTCCTGATTCAATGCTTGAGGTGATTTTGCCTGAACCTGATAACTTTCTAAAGGTTCGTGAAACACTCACTCGTATCGGAGTGGCTTCCCGTAAAGATAAAACACTGTATCAATCTTGCCACATTTTGCATAAGCAAGGTAGATATTTTATCGTTCACTTTAAAGAATTGTTTGCGCTTGATGGTAAAGAAGCAAACCTTACAAGTGGAGATATAGAGCGTAGGAATACTATCACCGGTCTTTTATCAGACTGGGGATTGTTAAAAATCGTTGTACCGACTAAAGCGGAACAGCGAGTTTCTTTGTCTCAAATCAAGGTTGTATCCTTTAAGGAAAAGACCGATTGGACACTAACCGCCAAATATAATATTGGCAACAAAAAAACTAAGTAATGGAGAAATAAATGTTAAAATTTGAATTGACACTTGATGAAGCTAACACAATTCTTGGTTCTTTAGGCAAGCAGCCATTTGACATAGTGGCAAGCCTTATTACCAAAATCCAAGAACAAGCTCAACCTCAACTTCCAGCTCTAGAAGCTAAGATGAAGGCCGAAGCAGAAGCTAAGGCTGCTGCAGCATCTGTAGTAGCACCTGCAGAAAAAGTTCAAGCAGAAGCCGTAAACTAATATAAATAGTTTTATCCCTCGGGATGGGAACGTAGGAACTCTTCTACCTTAGGAGCGTTAAGGCTGGCAGTACGATAAGCTGCCCCTGTAACCAGTAAGCAGGATTTAACCGGCATGCCTTTGGGGTGTCATTTTTATTTTACTCGCTTAATAGGAGCAAACTATGTTGCAAAACATTAACACGGCTATTGATACATTTCAAAACGCCAAAACTCAGTTCGTCAAAACATTCGTCACGAATGAAGAACTGGCAAAACCCTTCAACACCTTTATTCAAGCACAAAGCGATTACGCTAAAGCTGTAGCTGCAGAAGCATCTAAGTTTTTTACAACTCTTGGTCTTGCTGCATATACTTTTGACGCTAAAAAAGCTTACGCTAAGAAATAAGGAGTTAACTATGACATACATTAAAGATGTATTTGGCCGTGATGTCTTTAAAGACTTCGATAAATTCTACGTAGGATTTGACGATCAGTTCAATCGACTAGCCAAGATTCACGATGATATAACTAAATCTATTCCTAACTATCCTCCTTATAATATTAAGAAGATCGGTGATAATCAATACACTATTGAAATTGCTGTAGCAGGTTTTGCTCAGCAAGACATTGACATTGAAATTCAAGGTGGTCAACTTATTGTTAAGGGTAATGTTAAGAATGCTGAAGAAGATGATACCAATTATCTATTCAAAGGCATCGCAGCTCGCAACTTCACTCGTACCTTCGCTCTTGAAGATCAGATTGAAATTAAAGATGCAGAGTTGTTTAATGGTATGCTAAAGGTATTCCTTGAGCGTATTATTCCTGAATACAAGAAGCCTAAGAAGATCGCTGTTAAAGAGGGCGGTAAAAAACAACTCCTAACCGAGGAGCGTAAAAATGAAATTACTGAATCTCTTTAAGAATGCTATCTTGTTCTGGATTGAAATGACACAAGAAGTTGTAGAATCGATCAAGAAATCAAAGGCTGAAAAGTATAAAAATATATAAAATATTGTACTTTTAATCATAAATGGGATATAATTACTATATCCCATTTTCAATTTTATTATGCGATTCTACACATCTGTCAATCGTTATGGCAACAACCTCTTATATCGTGGATATCAAGACGGTCGTCGCATCAAGAAAAAGATTGCTTTTAAGCCTACACTCTATGTGAAAGGTAAAGGCAACTCTAAGTTCACATCGCTCGATGGAGTTAATGTTGATTCTATCGAGTTCGACTCTATGCGCGAAGCAAAGGAGTTTGTAGAAAGATACTCAGACGTTGAGAACTTTAATGTCTATGGTAATGCAAACTATATTGCGCAATTTATCGCACAAGAATTTCCAAATGAAATTAAGTTTGAACGCAACAAGATTCGTGTTCATACAATCGATATTGAGGTTGCTTCTGATCAAGGATTCCCTCAACCACACGAAGCACTGCATCCAGTAATCTCTATTGCAATTAAGGATAGTATCCTTGACACATACTTTGTGTGGGCACTAGGCGATTACGATGTTGAGAAGACTATCATGAAAACTTCTCAGGTTCGATATACTAAATGCAAGGATGAACAAGATCTGTTGAAGCAGTTCATTGCATTTTGGCATGATGAATTCACTTGCCCTGATGCAATTACTGGATGGAACATTCGTACATTTGATATTCCATATCTTGTAAACCGAATCAATCGTATGCTTGGTGAAGATGATGTGAAGAAGCTTTCACCTTGGGGATTAGTTGAAGAACGTATGGTCACAATGCGTAAAGGCCAAGTTCAGATTTATGATTTGATTGGCATTGCACAACTTGACTACATGGATCTATTCATGAAGTTTGGTTATTCTTTTGGTCCGCAAGAATCATATCGTCTTGATCACATTGCATATGTAGTACTCGGTGAACGCAAACTTGCTTACGATGGAACACTGCATACTCTGTACCAAACGGATCACCAAAAGTTTATTGACTATAACATTAAAGACGTAGACCTTGTCGACCGAATGGAAGATAAGATCGCTATGATTACACTTACTCTAACTATGGCTTATAAAGCTGGAGTAAACTATTCTGATACGATGGGCACTGTTGCGATATGGGATTCTCTTATTCACAGAACTCTTATGGCGCAGAATATTATTGTGCCTCCAAACAATAATAGTTTTAAGCGAGAGTATGATGGTGGATATGTTAAGGAACCTCAGTGTGGCATTCACGACTGGGTATGTTCTTTTGACGTTAACTCACTATATCCTAACATCATTGTTCAATGGAACATGAGTCCTGAGACAATCCTGAAAGGTGATATTCAACCTAGTGTTACAGTAGATAAATGTCTTGTTGGTTTGACTAATAACAGTGACAAGTGTATGGCTGCAACTGGTCAATTCTTCTCAAAGCAAAAGCAAGGCTTCATGCCAAAGATCATTGAAGAAATGTATGATGAACGTTCTGCAATCAAGAAGAAGATGCTTGTCGCTAAACAAGAACTTGAACTAGCTGATAAGAGTAACAAGGCTGAGATCTATAGAATCGAACGTGACATCAATCATTACGAAAATCAACAACTAGCAATTAAGATTCTTCTTAACTCGCTTTATGGTGCACTTGGCAACAAGTACTTCCGTTACTTCACGATGGAGATTGCAGAAGGTATTACCCTGACTGGTCAATTGATTATCAAGTGGGGCGAGAAATATATTAATGAGTATCTCAATAAAGCACTAAAAGGTAATAAAGACTATGTTATCGCAATCGATACTGACTCAATTTATGCAAACTTCTCAAACTTGGTTGATGCAGTCGTCCCCGACGCAACCACAGCAAAGAAAGTTGACTTCCTCGACAAGGTCTGTAAGAAGATCGAGACGGACGTCTTCGACACCGCATTCCACCAGCTCGGCACAAACCTCAATGTATTCAAACACAGAATCGGAATGAAGCGTGAAAGCATTGCAGATCGTGGAATCTGGACTGCTAAGAAAAGATACATACTTAATGTATGGGACAATGAAGGAGTTAGATATTCTAAACCGAAACTTAAAATCATGGGGATCGAGGCGATCAAATCGTCTACTCCAGCGCCGTGTAGAGAAGCTATGGAGAAACTCTTCAAGATTCTCATTAATGGTACTGAGCTTGAAACTCAATCGTTTATACGAGACTTTAGGAATACCTTTGACAGTTTACCCGTCGAAGAGAAAGCCTTCCCACGCAGTGTATCCTCTCTCAAGCAATATTCGGATCCCAAAATAATCTACAGGAAGGGAACTCCGATGAATTCCCGTGCAGCACTGCTGTATAATCACTTGCTAAAGCAACACGGTCTTGAAAATACATATGAAATGATCAAAGAAGGTGAGAAGATTAAGTACATATATCTTGATCCAAAGAATCCTATTCGCGAAGATGTTATTGCATTCACACAAGTCCTTCCAGCTGAATTTGGCTTGCATCGTTATATTGATAATGACACACAGTTTGAAAAATCATTCCTCGACCCAGCTAAGATTATTCTGAATGCTATTGGTTGGAAGGCAGAAGAAGAAGCAACACTAGAGGATTTCTTCGCATGAACACACAAAGCCTAAGTCATTACGTTAGAGTGTATGATGATGTATTAGAACCAGATACATGTAAGAAGATGATTGACATCTTTAATGAAAAACAAAATGAATTTAATTCTCGACGAGAATCAAAATATAGCTGGGAAAAAGATTATAGATCATTTGTAGAAGTTAACATTACTGCTGAAGAGTCATTCAAAGAATTTATTGAAGACTATTATGCAAGAATGAAAAACGTTTACGAACATTATAAACAAGTAACTGGCACAGAATTCTTTCCTCCTAAGTTTGCATTTGAAGACGCAAGACTAAAAAGATATTTCAATAATGACTATGATCAATTTGGTTGGCATGTAGATGTAGGTGATAGACCATCAGCATCAAGATATCTGGTAATGTTTGCTTATCTGAATGATGTTGAAAAAGGAGGAGAAACAGAATTCGAAATAGATTGTCTTGTAAAACCAAAGTGTGGTAGAATGGTGGTATTCCCGCCTATGTGGATGTATCCTCATAAAGGAAGAAAGCCAATTAGCAATGACAAATATATTCTATCAACATACCTGCATTACACATAGGAGAAATAATGAGCATATTAGATAAAATTAAAAAGAATAGTACGATTAAAGAATCAGCAATTCTTTCGCAGTCTAAGTTCTTCACTAAGAAGGACATGATTTCTACTTCTATCCCAGCGATAAACATTGCGTTAAGTGGAAGACTAGATGGTGGACTTACTCCAGGCCTTACAATGTGGGCAGGTCCTTCTAAACATTTCAAAACAGCGTTCAGCTTGCTTATGGCAAGATCATATTTAGATAAGTATCCAGATGCAGCACTTCTCTTTTACGATTCGGAGTTTGGTACTCCGCAGTCTTATTTCGATAGCTTTGGTATTGACACAGACAGGGTGCTCCATACTCCTCTTACAGATATTGAACAACTCAAGTTCGACATAATGCAACAACTGACTGCTCTTGAGCGTGGTGAACATTTAATTATTGTGATTGATTCCATTGGCAATCTTGCATCCAAGAAAGAAGTTGATGATGCACTTGATGGCAAATCAGTTGCTGATATGTCCAGAGCAAAACAAGTAAAGAGTTTGTTCCGTATGGTTACACCTCACTTGAATTTAAAAGACATACCAATGATTGTAGTGAATCACACATACATGGAAATTGGTATGTTCCCTAAAGCAATTATTGGTGGTGGCACCGGCTCGTACTATTCTGCTGATAATATTTTCATTATCGGTCGACAACAAGAAAAAGAAGGAACTGAGATTGTTGGATATAATTTTATCATCAATGTGGAAAAATCTAGATATGTTAAAGAGAAATCTAAAATCCCTGTCACTGTTTCTTTTGATGGTGGTATTAGCAAATGGTCTGGCTTACTTGATATTGCTCTCGAATCCGGACATGTTATCAAGCCTAGCAATGGTTGGTATTCGAAAGTAGATAAAGAAACTGGCGAGATCTCAGATAAGAAGTATCGTGTTAAAGATACTGATACTAAAGACTTTTGGATGTCTATTGTAACGTCAAAGTCATTCAACGAATACGTACAAAATAAGTATGCAATCGCTCACGGCGATATTATTCATGATGAAGAGATCATAGAGGAAATGCAATCATATGAAGACGACACCGCTGCGGCCGCATAAAGTTCTTGGAAGACCTGGACACGATGGTGACCAGCACGCTTTGTGTTTTGAAACTGGCGAGTTTGCTAACATCGTTTTTACATACACTAATGTTAGCTTTAAAGAAGACACCGAGCATGATAAACTTATAGTTGGATTCGAGTATTATGTTCACGATGTTCCAAAAGAATGTTATGGATATAATAAAGAAGCTTTTGAAAAAGAACTCGGTGACTTTGTGGTAGAATTACTACATTATGGACTTGAACGTGATAAACTAGGATTTATTGATGACAAAGAGAATAGAACAGACCATCCTTTCGAATCTAATTCACAATGAGGAATTTTGTCGAAAGACTGTACCATTTCTAAAAACAGAATATTTTTCTGATCACTTTGAAAATGTGATAGCTCAAGAACTTATAACGTTCTTTACTGAGTATAACAAACCAGCATCGCTTGAGATCCTTGCAATTCAACTTGGAAATCGTAAGGATCTTCGTCATGAGCAATTGAATCAAATAGAGTCTTATATCAATGAACTCACATATAAAACAGACAACAATGATTGGCTTTATAAGCACACTGAAAAGTTTTGCAAAGATCGTGCTGTTTACAATGCTATCATTAGTTCTATTGAGATCATTGACGGAAAAGATAAAAACAGAACTCAAGACGCAATCCCCTCATTGCTTTCAGACGCCCTTGCAGTATCCTTTGATAATGCTATTGGCCATGATTATCTCGAAGACTTCGCAGAACGCTATGACTTCTATCATCGCCAAGAGGAAAAGCTAGAATTCGATCTAGACTTACTTAATAAGATTACAAAGGGTGGTTTATCTAGGAAAACTCTTAATGTAATTCTTGCAGGAACTGGTGTTGGTAAGTCATTATTCATGTGTCATTACGCAGCATCATCCTTGATGCAAGGTAAAAATGTTTTGTATATCACATTGGAAATGGCTGAGGAAAGAATTGCGGAACGTATTGATGCAAACCTTCTTAACATGACGATGGATGAACTTGGCAAAGTTGATAAGGATGCTTATGAATCTCGAGTTGGTAAGTTAATCAAGAAGACTGCTGGTAAACTAATCGTTAAAGAATACCCAACTGCATCAGCTCATGCAGGACACTTTAAAGCTTTGCTTGAAGAACTTAAGATGAAGCGTAACTTCAAGCCAGATCTTATTGTTATCGATTATCTAAACATCTGTGCATCATCTCGAATCAAACATGGCTCAGGTGTTAATTCCTATACATATGTTAAGTCTATCGCTGAAGAACTTCGTGGTCTTGGCGTAGAGTATAATGTTCCGGTTCTTTCAGCAACACAAACAACTCGAGGTGGATATGATAATACCGACGTAGACCTTACTGATACATCCGAGTCTTTTGGCTTGCCTGCTACTGTCGATTTTATGTTCGCCCTTATTTCAACTGAAGAGCTTGAAAATCTTAACCAGATCATGGTTAAACAACTTAAGAATCGCTACAATGATCCTTCTTATTATAAGCGTTTCGTCATTGGCGTTGACCGTTCTAGGATGAAACTCTATGATGTTGAAGATACTGCACAAAAGAACATTGCAGATTCTGGACAAAATAATGAATCATCTTTTGATAAGACTTCCTTTGGGCAAAAGATGAAACAAGCTGGAGATGGATTTAACTTTTAATCATAAGTGTGTTATAATTTAATTTTGGAGATATGTTATGAGTAATAATTGGGTTTGGGATATGGAACGTATGCACAGTAAATATGGTGTACGTGATGTGATTGAAACTTTTGATAAAGAAAAACTTGAAAAGTTTTTGGAATTTCGAATTAAGTTCTTACAAGAAGAACTTGATGAAATGAAAGGTGCAACTAATGCAGATGACGTAGTTGATGCATTGATCGATCTTTGCGTGGTTGCCATTGGAACTCTTGATGCATATCAAGTTGATTCTCTTGAAGCATGGAATCGTGTATTAGACGCAAACATGGCAAAGGAAATTGGCATTAAACCTTCTCGTCCTAATCCACTAGGTCTTCCAGATCTAATTAAACCAGAAGGTTGGATTGCACCAACTCATGCAGATAACGTAGGATTATTGGCAAAGGTATTTTAATGTATAGCCTCACCGTCTTTAAGTCTATCTTTGATAACAAGACAGATACACGAGTTGACTTCGATTCTTTCGAGAAATTCGAGAAGTCGTTGTATCATCTGTCTACTCTTCCTGGATATAAAGCTAAGCGCGGTGAGTTTACTAACAAAGCATCGCCTCTAATTTCTCCAGCGATTTATAAATCTGATACAACTAGAGCAAACGTTAACGTAATCGAGTGGGCAAATTGGGCCGCACTAGATGTAGACAGCACAACATATGATGGAGATCTTGAAGATGAATTGGCTAGGCTTTACCCTAATATCTATTTTATTTGTTATTCAACTGCTAGCAGTAGTCGTAGTGCGCCGAAGTTCCGCTTGGTGTTCCCACTTACAAGAGCTGTTAGGGGAGAAGAAATTCGACACTTTTGGTTTGCACTCAACACAGAATTTGGCATGGTGGGAGATAGACAGACTAAAGATTTGTCTAGGATGTATTACGTCCCAGCGCAATACCCTAATGCTTACAATTTTATTTTTACTCATCGCGCAGATGGGTATCTTAACGTTGATGATCTTCTAAGAAAGCATGAATACAATGACAACTCTTCTTCTAGTAGTTTTATTGACAGGCTTCCTGTTGAGATTCAAAAGGAAGTCATAGCTCATCGTCAGCAACAGCTTCAGAGTAACAAGAGAACTTATGAATGGAAGTCATATGGCGATTGTCCATTCGTGAATCGTAAACTTGTAAGTGAGTATAAGCAAATATCAGGAGTAGATGGTTCTGGTCGTTACTCGATGATTTATAAGATTATGACATCAATTGCTTGCAATGCTATTAAGAATAAGTATCCTATCACTGAGTATGAGATTGTAGATCTTGTGAGACAGCTCGATCGTGATACCGCAAATAGATACGCCAAGCGACCACTTAACGTAGAGGCTTCTCGAGCCATAGAATTTGCCTATAAGAATGCTCTATAAGGCAAGAATATTCGTAAAACCCTGTACAAATATTCGTCTATTTGATATAATACTACTACAACATTGGAGAATTGTATGAATGATCATGATCGTGGTAACCTCAACTTCCTTCTGAATATTACTTCAGAAGTCTTTGACGACTGGATGGATCAAGCAGACACTGACGATATTGACTATGCTTTAGAATTAATTGCAATGCATAAGTCAGAACTCGTGGTAGGAATGCTTGAACTGAAAGATAACGTTGAAGATACTACTCAGGCTAATGAAATTTTGAAAGCATTTACTCTGAAAGCCTAATATGAAACACACTAGCAAAAAATCAAAGTTAGGTGATCTTGGAGAACGAATAGCAGCGCAAGCTTTAAACGCTACTCGTAACGACAATTGGTGGGATCCTAATGGTGACATGACGCTCAATGAAAGCGGTGATGAATCTGAAGTTAAGACTCAGCGACGAGACATTTATCGTAATATGTTTACCGTTAACACAATGCATGCAAATCAAGTAGAAAAGTGTGTGAAGGTTACACGCTTATTCTTTGTTGAATATGATGAGACTGATGTTGTTAAAATTTGGGAATGTACTGATAGACAGTACACAATATTTGAAACGCGTGATGGTAGACTTATGGCCGGTTGGCCAGTGAATAAGATGAACTTAGTGCGAGAAATTGATGATGTTTCTCTTGCAAAAGAAATGAGATCTCTATCACAATCACGTCACTTTGATGTGAATTCGCCTTATGCAATTAATAAATTTTGAGGAATGATATGAAAGAAGGTAAACAATTTACTCGTGAATCAGCAAACATTCTATTGGAAGCTGCTGCACTTCAAGAACGTAAAGGTCAGGATTATCAGAATCCTTTGAGCCGAGTACGCCAAGCCGATCACTATCCACGTGGCGTATATACTATTCTGGATACCATTAATGGTAAGATGCTTCGTATGTATTCTGTATTGGAAACTATGGAAGCAGGCGGTAACGTCAACTTTGAATCGGTTGAAGATTCTGCAATTGACATGATTAACTATGCATCATTCCTTGTTGCATATATGCGTGGCGATATTAATGGTCAAGAAATGGGTAAGGATATCTTCAATCGTCGTGTAAGTAAGGAAACTCATCCAACTACGCAATTGTATCCTAGCAAATTCCGTGAAATGCCTAAGGAATCATATGTCATCAATGACATTGATAAGATTGGTGAGTATATTCCAAAGGGAAGGTTTATAGAATGATGTTTACTCACAAACAAACTGTACATGAAATTCGTCAGGAATTTGCAAAACTTTATCGATCAAATAAGTTTGTAACTGATAAGTCTGGTGTAAAGACTATTGAAATTGTAGGCGCTAGCTTCTGGGCTAACTCGCCTCTTATCTTTGGTGCAGTAAATGAAGACTACATTGAGCGAGAACTAGACTGGTATAAGTCTATGTCATTGAATGTAAATGATATTCCTGGTGGACCTCCGGCGATTTGGAAACAAGTGGCAGACAAAGAAGGTTACATCAATTCAAACTATGGATGGTGTATCTATTCACATGAAAACAATAATCAGTTTCTTCATGTAGTAACTGAACTTGAAGATCGTCCAGATTCTCGTCGTGCTATTATGATTTACACACGTCCTACTATGTGGGGTGATCATAATAAGAATGGTCGTTCAGACTTTATGTGCACTAACACTGTGCAATATCTAATTCGCGATAATAGGATTCATGCAGTAGTTGATATGCGAAGTAATGATGCTTGGGCCGGTTATCGCAATGATTATGCTTGGCAAGTTTATGTTCTAGAACAAGTAACGCAAGAACTTCGCTACCGCGGAAAGTTTTATGACCGAGGCGAGATTATTTGGAATGCAGGATCACTTCACGTCTATGAACGACAGTTCTATCTCGTTGATAACTATATTAAGACTCGCGAATTGAGTATCACTAAGGAAGAATATGATAAACGGCAAGAATTGGCAAAGTCGTTATCTATCGCTAGCTAAAGAAATTTCTACTTGGAGTAAAGATCCAAGTAGAAAGATTGGCGCAGTTGCAGTAGGTTCTAAAGGTCAGATTCTTGCTCAAGGATATAATGGCTTTCCTCGTGGAATACTAGACTCGGCTGATCGTTATAGCGATCGTCCTACAAAATATAAGTTAGTAGTTCATGCAGAAATGAACGTCATCTATAATGCTACATTTAATGGCGTATCGCTAGATGGTGCATCGTTGTACGTATACGGTCTTCCAGTATGCTCTGAATGTGCTAAGGGTATCATCCAAGTTGGTATTAAAAAAGTTTTCATATATACAGATGATGCGGTACCAGCAATTTGGACAGAAGCATTTGAGTTAACGTGGGATATGTTTAAAGAAGCCGGAATACATTGTGAGTGGATCCAATCTTAATTTAAGGATTATTTTGAAATGAAACAAGAACTTGATGAACTATTGTGTGCAAAGTACCCTCTGATCTTTAAAGATCGAAATGCGCCAATGACTCAAACAGCTATGTGCTGGGGATTTGATTGCGGTGATGGGTGGTTTACTATCATTGATACTCTCTGTGGTTTGTTGACTAACAAATACAATCAAGCCAAAGAACGATATGACTATCGTGCAGAAGTGGGTGTTGGCGGTATTCTTTATGGAACAAGAACAATAACGCAAGAAGATCTTGACGAAGCAAAGCAAAAAATGGAAGAAGAAAAAGAACTAGTTCCAATTGCTTCTCAGATTAAAGAAAAGTTTGGTGGTCTTCGATTCTATGTTCAATCAGCAACTCCCGAGCATTATAATTACATTTCCTTTGCTGAAAGTATGAGTTATCGCACGTGTGAAAAGTGCGGTTCTCCTGGTCGAACTTATCATCAGGGATGGCACCGAACTCTATGTGAAGCTCATGCCGATGAAGCGTATGGAGAGGACGCAGCCCATGAAAGAAATAAAACCGGAGAATGGAGCGAAGAAGAATGAAGATAGCAATCATCATGGGACGTGGCATCGAAGGATGTGGCGTCACTAAATTTACTGTTGAGCAAACTAAATGGATGGCCAAGAATGGATACGACTTTGTAGTCTTTTCATCTAAGGATAAATCATGGACTCGTAAGAATGCTCATGATGTTTCTAATGTTGTACAATTAAAGTTTGCAAAACCTGAAGAAACTAACAAGATGATTGAAGGTTGTAACAAAGCCGATGTTGTCATCATCAATAGCCTACCTTCTGTAGGACACACTGAAGAATGTATTAATCAATTTAAGCGAGCACTAAATGAAATTGTTAAACCAATCGTCCTCATTCAGCACGACCATTCGTCACTCTCGATTAAGCGCAATGCTGCAATCAATGAATCTGTTAGAAAAGCTAGCATTCTGTTTGGCCATAGTACTAGCAACGATTTCGCTAGGTATGTCTCTACAGTAACTGATGGTGGAGGTTTAGCAGGATTCTTTGAAGAGGATAACTCTAAGAAGATTCTTAACTTTCAACCAGGGATGGACTTCGATTCAGTAAGAGCTAAGTACTGGCTTGACATTGATCAGACTAGACCTCATATGCATAAGTGGATTGGGCGTACAACTTCGTGGAAGGGTTACGTCCAAATGTTTAAGTTTCATAACGAATTCCTACGTCCCAATGGATGTATCACTACGTTCGAAGGAATTGAAAAATCTCCAGCGTATCTTGCATTCAGAGAACTATCAGAATTTAATGGTCACATCGCCGATGATATTAACACTGTGAACTTACAAAAGAATGAACCAGCATATGTCTTTGGTCCATATGTAAATGAACAAATGCTATATCGTATGTCGGCATGTGGCTTTGGCTATCAGCTATCGATTCTCGATGAAAGATTTATT